TATTGGTAATGCATCACCTACATACAAGTTGGATGTTACCGGTGCCCAACGTATTTATGGTTCAGCCCCGCGACTTACACTTGAGAGCACATCAGGTGCTGGCTACAATGTAGGTATTGATTTTATATCGTATGCCGGACAAAGTCCTGTTGGAGCAACCATCAATGCAATTGACTCAGGCAATTGGGGTTCCCACTTGGCCTTTTACACAAAGACGAATGGTTCCTCATCATCAGCCCAAGCCGAAGCCATGCGTATCCTGGCAACAGGATTTGTTGGTATCAATACCACATCGCCTACAGAAAGACTAAACGTAACTGGGAATATCTTGGCATCTGGTAACATTACTGCTTATTCGGATGCTCGCGCCAAGTCCAACCTAGAGATTATCACCAACCCTCTGGATAAGGTCTCACACCTCAATGGATACACATATGAGATGATTGACAATCCAGACTTGACCACAAAGATAACTCCACGTTTTACAGGTATTATTGCCCAAGAGCTTGAGAAGGTGCTTCCTGAGGCTGTTCACAAGGACTCTGAAGGTAAGTACAGTGTGGCTTATGGAAACTTGGCTGGTCTTTTCATTGAGTCTATCAAAGAACTTACAGAAGAGAACAAACAGCTGAAAGAGCGTCTTGCTAAACTTGAAGCCCTTGTCTCAACCATTGTGAATGTGTAGGAATGCTTATTTTTATTGTGTCATGTTAGTAAAATAGCTATACTGATATGGCTGATAGTGCTGTTTATATTGAGTTAGCATCAAACAATGGTGACTTCTTCACCAACTCCCTCACAGATGATGTGATGGTCAGGCCACAGTATGCAACACAAAGAATATTGCTTGGAACATCCAACGGTGCAGTTGCTCCTTTTGTAGTGACTTCCAATGCTGTTGGTATCCTTACAACTAATCCGGCATACACTCTTGATGTTGCTGGTAATGTCAACTTCACAGGCACTCTCAATCAGAACGGAGCACCATATATTGGGAGCCAATGGTCCAATAATGCAAGCAATGTCTTCCTTCTTAGCTCCAATGTAGGCATTGGAAAGTCCAACCCAGCATACAAACTGGATGTTGCAGGTGACATTAACCTCTCTGGACTTTTCTATCAGAACGGAGCTCCATACATTGGTAGTCAATGGTCCAATAACAGCACCAATGTTTTCCTTCTTGGCTCTAATGTAGGTATCGGAACTTCTAATCCAGGAAATGTCCTCTCCATCAGTGGTAGTTCTGGGGCAAAAATAAACAATGTGTACATTGGCAACAGTACTGTATCTGGACAAGGTACATGGGTTCAATGGAATCGTGATGGTGGTTCTGGAAGCACAACTTATGCAACTAACAAAGGTGGAGGTAGTGGAGGTCATATTTTTGGTGAAGCAACCAATGCAAACAGCTTCACAGAGTATATGCGACTAAGTGGAACAGGTAGTCTAGGGATAGGTACTACATCACCCAGTGAGAAACTTGATATAGCAGGAAATATCAAAGCTTCATCCAATGCCTACATAATGTCGAGGCTTGGTGTGAACACAAGCAATCCAGGTTTTGCTCTTGATGTCAATGGTGATGTTAACTTTACAGGTATTTTGAATCAAAACGGAATACCTTACATTGGAAGCCAATGGTCTAACAACTCTAGCAATATCTTCATATTTGGCTCAAACATTGGTATCAACACAAGTAACGCCGTCGAAGACTTCACTGTTGTAGGTGGTAAAATCTATAGTGACACACAGCATCTTGGATCATCCAATGATAGCTCTAATGTTCCTTCTTTTTCATTCAGAGAGGACAGTAACACAGGTTTATATCATGCTTGCAATGCTACCATGGGGTTTGTCGCTGGAGGTGTGGAAAGCTTCCGTGTCACCCCTGGTGATCTGAGGATCAATCAAACTCTGTACTGTGGAAGTAACTTGAATGTTGCCAGCAATATCATTGCAAATGGAAGTCTCACCATGAACAACAGGTTGCTCATTGGCAAACTTACTGTGAATAGGAAAATAGGAGGTGATGCCAACATCACAAAAACGTCCATCCTTGGATTCAGCAATGTGACAGATGGTATCATTTTGGACATGGGTTCCAATACACCTACATCAAATCAATCATTGAGGGTAACATGGTCCAATTCCACAGAGATAGCAAGGTTTACAGGAGATGGTAAAGTGGGTATTGGTACCAACAACCCCTCAACAACCCTGGATGTAAGTGGGACAATCAATGCAACCAACTTCACGGGTGCTACAATTACATCTCTCAGTAACCTTGCTATGTTTGGTTCTAACACTGCAGTATCTGCATCAAATACAACAATCTCTCTGTCCAATTATGTTTATGGGACAAACACCACTAACATCGCTTGGGCATCCAATGTTGGTTTGTGGAGTTCAAACAACCTTTTCAATAAAAACACTGGTGGAACAATCACAGGTGGAACAACCATATCAAGAAATGTTGGTATTGGTTCTGGAAGTCCAGTGTTACAAGTAACAAACAACTCAAGCAATCTTGCTGTCTTTGTTGGTTTACCAGCAGGAAATTATAATGGTTGTGTGGGACAAGGTGATACAGCCCTACTAGCAGGGTATAATGCAGCTGATACTGGAAGTCTTATGTTGGGCAATTGGGGCAATTCAAATGCTGGAATAAGAATTGACAAATCAGGCAATATAGGTGTGGGTACGAATAATCCAAGTTATCGCTTAGATGTTGCTGGAAGTATCAACACAACAGGTATGGTAATGGTGACTGGTGGAAGCAACTGTGTACAATTAGTAGGTGGCAATAACCCAGGAGACATGGTAGTTAAGAACTATGCCGCTGGTGATAGGTATGGTATGGGACAATACACGGGAGGGATAACACGGTTATTTACCTCAGGCGTTTTTACAAGTTCCATACGGTTATCTGCCGCAAGCAATGATGTTCGCAACGGCGGCGCTGGATTTACAGACTATGTTACTGTACTTGCTGGAACTACCACGAATGCTGGTTATGTTGGTGTTGGTACTGGAACACCATCAGCCAATCTTCACGTGAATAATGATTTTCATATTGCTGCCAATGCTGGAGCTTGGAATAGTACAGCTGGGAAGGGCATATTCATGAGGTACAGCACCAATGGTCAGGATGCTGCTTACATACAGAGTATCACGAGGTCATCATCCACATATCAGAACATGGCCATCCAAGCTAGCAATCTTCAACTCGGGAGTACAAATGATTTTGGAACCGCAACAAATTCAGTGTATGTGAGGTATGACGGAAATGTTGGTATTGGAACTGCAAGTCCTTCTCAAAAGCTTAATGTTAACGGCACTATCCTTGCAAGTGCTGATGTGATTGCATACTCTGACAGGCGTCTCAAGTCTAATATTACAATCATTGATGATGCCCTCACAAAGTTACACAAGCTCAGTGGATACACATTTAACACTGTCAATGATGACAGGAAACACACAGGCTTGATTGCTCAAGAGGTCCAGGATGTTCTCCCTGAAGCAGTGTATCAAGAAACAAATGAAGATGGCACACCTGGCAACTTGAGTCTTGCTTACGGTAACATGGCTGGCTTGCTTGTTGAAGCTATCAAAGAGATAGATAACAAGTACAAGAAAGAAAATGAAGCCCTAAGACAAGAAGTGGCAGAGCTGAGACAACTCCTTGAAAGTCACATTAGTCAAGTGTAGTGTGGGTGAGTTTGTTGAAAGAGTTATTTTTATTGTGTCATATTAGTAAAATAGCGATATCACTATGTCAGATAGCGCATGTCACATTGAGTTGGCATCAAGTAACAATGAGTTTTTTAGTGGGTCAGTAGTTGATGATGTGATGATCCATCCACAATATGCTACACAAAAGATTATGATTGGAACATCGAACGGACCATTGTCTGCTATCACAGTCGCGGGAAGCAATGTTGGTATTCAAGATGCAATGCCCTCATATCCATTAGATGTCACAGGTGATATCAACTTCACAGGTATACTCCGTCAGAATGGTACTCCTTACATAGGAAGTCAATGGTCTAACAATAGTTCAAACGTATTCTTGTTGAGTTCCAACGTTGGAATTGGTACAAGCACACCATCTTACATGTTAGATGTACAGAGTGCTAATGCTGTTATCTGTGTAAGAAACTCAACAAATACTGGTGGACGGTTGCTTCTTGGCAACTCAAGTCATGGTATTGCTCGTGGTGCTAACATTAGTGGCGCAAGTGATGGTAATGATGTTACTGTTCATACCGCAGGGGGTGGTTCAGTGACACTTGCAACTGGAGGAGGAGAGGGTCTTCGTGTAAATTCTTCCGCAAATGTTGGTATTGGAACGACAACACCATCTTACAAACTTGATGTTGTAGGAGGTATCAGGGCAACCGGTGTAATTACTTCATCATACACTGCAACTTTCTCAACAACCCAATATGGTGTGAGGGATTTTGCATCGTTTGCAACTGGTTCATCTGGCTCCATGCAGTTTACGATAAGTTTGTCCACATCAGCTGCGAGCACAACAAACTCAGAGTTGTTCATGTTTGTAGTGTATTATAACATGACATCAAACACTTGGCGAAGGTGTATACCGTACAGTTTTGGGTCAAACGACTCAGATGGTTATGAACTTCAAGTTCGTGTTACCAACGGTACAACCACATTTCGTGTAGTTCATTCAACAAACAGTATAGCTTCTCAAGTGACATTAAATATAACTTGCTATTATCCACAGAATAGCGTCCCCACAGCCACGGCATTGACAGGGAATGCAGAGTACACGGATGCATCCTATGCCACATACTCCATCTTGTCAACCTCAGTCATGGGAATGTCTAATGGCAACGTTGGCATTGGTACGTTCACGCCATCAACCACATTGGATGTGAATGGGACCATCAATGCTACAGCCTATACCGGCACAACTATTACATCCCTTAGCAATTTAGGTGTCTTTGGTTCCAACACCTCAGTGTCTGCCTCCAATACAGCCGTTTCAGCATCTAACACCGCGACCTGGGCTTCAAATAACTTGTTTCAGAAAAGTGGTGGTACTATTACTGGTAATGTGAATCTACAAAACAATATATATAGAGATATACCAAACTATGATGCTTCGTGGGGAGATTTCTCACAGTTTACAATAAGCACAGCTTCAAATGTTGAAAGCACAAGTTGGACTTCACAATTGAAACTTGGGGTGACAAATTGTAATGCTGGAATAGGCTACATACAAACAATTAACCCTTGGATAGGTGTTCCGCCTTTGGTATTACAACCATCGGGAGGTCAAGTTGGTGTAGGGAAAAGCAACCCAACAGAGTTTTTTGATGTAAAAGGTAATATCAAAGCCTCTTCCAACATTTATGTAATGTCAAGACTTGGTGTTGGAACGAGTAACCCATCTGTACCCGTACATGTTGTTGGTGATATGCGAGTTGAAGGTAATCTTAATGTCAATGGTATCTACAATACCATCAACACAGATGTCCAAGTCACCGATCAATTCACAGTGTCAAACAATGGTACAGGACCAGCACTTAATGTCTACCAATTTGGTGCTCAATCAATCGCTGATTTCTATGATGATTCTAATCTTGCATTGAGGATTGCAGATGGTGGCAATGTAGGCATCAATTACACATCCCCTTCAAAGAAGTTGGATGTCGTTGGAACAGCACGTGTCAGTAGTGAAACAACCTATTTGTCATATGATGCATCACGAGGATTCAATGTCATTGGAACAAATGGTATCATGCGCCTATGGAGACCTACAGGTGATGTCACATATGAACTTATTACAGGAAGTAAAGGTGTATCACCAGGATCAACAGGCAATTTCTGGTGGGACTTCTTTGCAAGTTACACCAATGGTTCATTCAACATTCGGGATAGGAGTGTGACAGGTGGTAACACAACAACACGTCTTGCAATAGACTCAAATGGTAATGTAGGTATTGGTACAACAACTCCTTCTTACAAATTGGATGTGTCAGGAAATACCAGATTGAACAATGCCTTGGTAGGTGACATCGGCTTTGGTGCAGCATATGCAGGCTTTGCACATTCCAACAACTTTAACACAACCTCTTATGCACTTCTCCAGCAAAACACGGGCCCGACGTTCATTAATTGCATCAATGGAAGTCTCATAAATTTCAGGACCAATAACACCGAAATGGGAGGTTGGACAAGTACAGGGTTGGGTATTGGGACGACTTCACCATCTTACAAGCTTGATGTTACAAGCACTATCAAATCGGGACAAAAAGTACCTTTCTTTGGAACAACTAGTGGGGGTTACAGAAATATTATTTTGACACCAAATTCAGGAGAGACCGCTTGTGAAATTTCATTTGAACCCAATGCAGAGGCATCAGGTTCAAACACTGTGCGTAATTATATATACAATGACTCAACAGGTATTACAATGGGAACAGCTACTGGAGGTAATACCTTGTTTGTTGGCTCAAACGCAAATCTTGGTATTGGTACCTCTGTTCCTGCTTACAAACTTGAGGTCTCTGGAACAACACGCACACAACTCTTGTATGCATATAATGCAAATGCCAACACACCTGCAACGGGAACACTTGGTGGGTCAGGTGATAAAGTAGTATTATGGCCTGGTGGTGCTGGTGTACACCCATATTCACTGGGAGTAGCTAATAACACACTTTGGTATTCCACTCCAGGTACAGCACAACACCACTGGTACATCGGTGGGTCAGTTGGTATGACATTGTCAAACTATAATTTGGGTATTGGGGCAGCCTCACCAGCATACAAGCTTGATGTCTCCGGCAAACAACGCTTGACAAGTAATGTGGTGAGTCAGAATGCAGGCCCTCGCCTTCAGATTGCTGACTTTGATGGTACTGAAGACAGTTCAATGTATGGTATAGTTCAAGTTACTCAAAACAGTGCTGGAACATCGACATATAGCAACCAAGCTTGTATGGCTTTTGTGAGGTCTGGAAACTGGACCACAGGACTAGGTTTTGCAAAGGGCTCTAATGTATTTGGTATTGGTCATGGAAAGGCATCCACAACAGACTTCAGTCCTAATTGGCTTGCCGTGACACAAGGTGGTAATGTGGGTGTTGGTACGACTGGCCCTGCATACAAATTAGATGTAGCTGGTGATATCAACTTCACAGGCGCCTTGCGCAGTAATGGAAATATTGTGACATTCGGTGGTGGTGGAGGTAGCCAATGGACAAGCAGTGGTGCAAGCATATATGTTGGAAGCGGCTCAAATGTCGGACTCAATACAACATCACCAAGTTACCTTCTTGATGTTGCTGGATACAGCCGTATTGGTCAAACATATACATTTACTGATAATTTTCCATTTGGCAACACATCAACAAACCGCAGGTATGCATTGCTTGCTTTAGTATTTGGCAACAATGGTTTTGCGCGTATTCAAGGCATTGCTGGTGGTCATGATTCCGCAAGTGGTGGGCAAGGAAAGTGTAGATTCGACATTACTATAGACGGTCGCAATGCAATCCTTAGGGGCAATGTTGCGAACCTACTGGGAAACAACCAGGCAGGTATTGTCATATACAAGGATAACACATCATCTGCCTACACAGTATATCTAACAGGGCAAAACTGGTTCAGGCATAATACTGTGGTTTATGCTGCAGATAGTACAGGTACAACAGTGAGCACATCACTGAGTTGGGGAACTGACACGGCGTGGACTACACCAACTGGTACCACTCTTTGGTTAGACACTAGTGTTCATATTCCACAGTCTGGAAGTGGAACAGACTTCTATATGTCATCCGCAGCAACTCCCGTGTATGGTATCACACAGTTGAACTCAGGTTATGTTGGCATAGGTAATTCTAACCCTGGTTACCCACTTGATGTTGCTGGGGTTGTAAAGAGCACCGTTACTGGTGGGGCAAACACGACATTCATCCTCGGCAACAGCATGAAATGTGATGTAAGCGAAGCCGTCTTCTATTGGAGGAACTCAAACTTGGGAATAGATGTCAGTGACCCAACCAATAACCAGGCTACAAACAAACGCCATATAATCCTCAATGAATATGCTGGTACTTCAAGTGGATTTGTTGGTATAGGTACAGCTTCACCAACCCATAAATTGGATGTCATTGGTGAAGTAAATCTACGTACTATGCCCCTCTCTGGTGGTGGCGTGATTCGCATCAGCCGTCAATCAGATACCAATAGATATTCAGAAATCTACTGTCAAAACAGTAGCACTGCTGCAGACAACAAGATGGTATTCAGGGTTCATGATACAACAGGTAACACTACTACCACAGATGTGATGACACTTACAGGAAGTGGCAATGTTGGTATTGGAACAACAACTCCACAATATAAGGTACAAGCAACTGGTACTATTTCCATATACCAAAGTGGAGAGGCTAGATACCATCTATACAATGGTGGCGGTACTGCTGAATGGAGGTTTGGGCAAAAGACTAATACCTCACACAACTTCATACTATCAAAGCTTGTTAGTGGCTCTGAATTTGATTACTTGACAGTAGACACAAGTGGAAATGTTGGTGTTGGCACAACCGCACCTAGTAATAAACTTGATGTATCAGGAATGGCACGCATCAAAAGTACTGTTGCAGTAAAAGGCTCAGGAACGACACAAACCAATATGTTGTCTATTGAAACAAGTGACGCATCACCACTTGCCCTGAATTTCAACATCATCCCAAGCACAACAACAACTGCACAAGGCATTCATATTCACTCCGTGGAGCCCGGCGTTTCAGATGATCGCAACTTGATTTTGCAGGGTGATGCTGGCAGGGTTGGAATTGGTACAAAATCTCCTTCGTACACATTGCATGTTTCTGGAAATATATATGCCAGTGGTGATATTACTGGATTCTCGGATATCAGACTCAAGTCAAACATGACAATCATTGACAGTGCTCTTGCCAAGTTGCACACACTTGGTGGATACACATTCAATGTCAAAGATGATGAAAGGGTTCATACAGGTTTGATTGCTCAAGAGGTGCAAAAGGTTCTTCCTGAGGCTGTATATGAAGAAGTGAAACAAGATGGAACAAAGGGGTATCTGAGTATTGCTTACGGTAACATGGCTGGTCTCTTGGTTGAAGCAATCAAAGAGGTGGACAACAAGTACAAGGACAAAGTTAATACCTTGGAAGAACAAGTTGCTTCATTAACAACAGAACTTGCAGAAATGAAACAATTACTACAACAAAGCCTTGGGTTTGCCCAAGTGTAGTTTTATTATGACATATTATCAAATAAGATATGGAAGACAGTGCTTGTCACATTGAGTTGGCTTCCAGTAATGACTATTTTTTCACAGGTGCAATCAAAGAAGACATTCTGATTAGACCTCAGTTTGCAACACAAAAGATCTTGATGGGTACATCAAATGGACAAGGTGCAGCCATCACTATCACTTCTAACGGTGTTGGTGTCCATACATCCAATCCAACATATACTGTCGATGTAACCGGTGATATCAACTTTACTGGTAGTATTTACAATAATGGAATCCCTTACAGTAGTGGAACTCAGAGTCAATGGTCTAGTGATGGTTCTAGTGTATTTATTCTCAATTCTAACGTTGGCATTGGGACATCAACACCATTTTCCACATTGGATGTTATTGGTGATATCAATTTCAGTGGTAATATTTACAACAATGGAATCCCTTACAGTAGTGGGACTCCGAGTCAATGGTCTAGTGACAGTTCTAATGTGTATATTCTCGACTCAAACATTGGCATTGGAACATCAACACCATCTTTCACACTAGATGTTAATGGGTCTATCAATGCTACCTCATACACAGGTGGAACAATAACATCACTAAGCAACCTAGGGCTGTTTGGCTCAAATGTATCTACTACCTTGTCCAATTATGTCTATGGGACTAATACCACAAATGTCTCTTGGGCCTCCAATGCTGCTGTATTTGGTTCAAACACATCAGTGACTGCCTCCAACAAGACATTTGCTTTATCCAATTATGTCTATGGAACCAACACCACGAACATCTCTTGGTCATCCAATGCTGCCACCTTTGGCTCCAATACTTCAGTATCAGCATCCAATATAACCATCTCTCTTTCCAATTATGTCTATGGAACCAACACCACAAACATTTCTTGGGCTTCTAATGCAGCATTGTTTGGTTCCAATACATCCGTATTTGGTTCCAACACATCTGTGTCTGCCTCCAACAAGACAGTTGCATTATCCAACTATGTTTATGGTATTTCCCTTGCTGGTTTATGGTCAAACAGCTCATCCAACATATTCATTTTGGGATCGAATGTGGGTGTCAATACATCCAACCCAATAGCACCACTACAAGTTAATACCAAAACCAATGAACCTTATACAAGCGGTTTGTTTATCTACAACCCCGCAACTAATGCTTTATCAAATGCTTGTGTGCTCGTAGCTACACCATCTACTGGAGGAAATCCTTATTATTCCTTGGATGTCAGTAGTGCTGCTGGATGGAGTATAGGGATAAGTAATGCGGACAGTCGCAAATTTGTTATCAAGAGTGCATATAGGTTTGATTCAAACCCTAGGTTGACGATAGATTTAACAGGTAATGTTGGTATTGGTACAACGAATCCAACTACAACCTTAGACGTCAATGGCACAATCAATGCAACAACATACACAGGGACTACGATTACCTCCTTGAGTAATGTGGCATTGTTTGGCTCTAACACGTCTGTGTCTGCTTCAAACACCACCATCTCCTTATCTAACTACGTCTATGGAACCAACACCACCAACAACTCTTGGTCCTCCAATGCTGCAGTCTTCGGTTCCAACACTGCCTATTGGTCTTCAAACAACCTTGTTAGTAAAAGTGGTGATACAATGACTGGAACATTGTTGAGTCCAACAATAGGTATCAATACTCTATCAGCCACTGAGAAACTCGATGTTATTGGCAATGCCAAGGTGTCCTCCAACATTTATGTGATGTCAAGGCTCGGTGTAAATACAAGCAATCCCTCACAAGCAGTTCACGTTATTGGAAATATGCGAGTAGAAGGCAATATTGATGTCAATGGTATTTACAATACTATTAATACAGATGTACAAGTAACCGATCAATTCACAGTATCAAACAATGGAACAGGAGCAGCAATCAAAGTGTATCAATTTGGTGCTCAGCCAATTGCAGACTTCTATGATGATTCCAATCTTGCTTTCAGGGTTGCAGATGGAGGCAACATTGGTATGGGTCACTCCGCACCTGTCAAAAAAGTAGACATCATTGGGACAACACGTATTAGTAGTGAATCAACCTACTTGTCTTATGATGCATCACGTGGATTCAACGTTATTGGAACAAATGGTATGATGCGTCTATGGCGACCCACTGGTGACGTCACATATGAGCTTGTCACAGGAAGTAATGGAGTATCTCCGGGATCAACAGGCAACTATTGGTGGGACTTTTATGCAAGTTACACCAATGGCTCCTTTAACATCAGAGACAGGAGTGTGACAGGTGGTAATACGACTACACGTCTTGCAATAGACTCAAATGGCAATGTAGGTATTGGTACAACTAGTCCAAATGAGAAATTGTATATAGCATCTGGTAAGATATATAGTGATACTCAGCATTTAGGCAATTCCAATGATTCAGCCTCTGTACCTTCATTCTCTTTCAAAGAAGGTAGTAACACAGGATTGTTTCATCCAGCAGGAGGTAACAACTTGGGTTTTTCTACGGGCGGGTCAGAGAGAATGCGTATTACTGGTTCAGGCAACATAGGTGTAGGAACCCAGAGCCCATCGTATGCACTTGATGTAAATGGGGATATAAACTTCTCAGGGACATTGCGTCAAAGTGGAACACCGTACGTCAGCAGCCAATGGACCAATAGTAGCTCCAATGTTTTCATCAATGGAACAAATGTTGGTATTGGTACATCAAATCCTGTATCTCGACTACAAATACAAGCAGATGGCACTGGTTCAAATGCCGCAGACAATGGTGTAGGTCAATTGATTATAAGTGGAGCAACTGATTCAAACAAACGCTTAGGTTTTTTGATAGACACCACAAGTAATGTTGGTTTGATTCAAGCCTCTCAATATGGAGTTAGTAATCTACCACTTGCTCTTAACACTGCAGGTGGAAATGTTGGTGTGGGAACCAATGCACCTAATTTTAAGCTTGACGTTCGTGGCACATTGGGTGTAACTAATGCTGGTGCAACAAAGATTAACTTAGGCACTGATGCCACAAACAATCGTCATGTTGTATTGTATGACAACACTGGTGCTACTAACCAACATCAGTTCTATGGGTTTGGAGTAAGTGCAAGTACCCTTCGATACCACGTCAACGGAGGCGCATCTCATGTGTTCTTTTCAGGAACAGGCCCAAACACATCTACTGAACTGATGAGAGTACGGGGAAGCGATGGTAATGTAGGTATAAATACATCCTCACCAGGCTATAAGCTTGATGTGAATGGTGATATTAACTTCACAGGAAATCTTAGACAGAATGGAACCGCATGGTCAAACTCACAATGGACAACATCTTCTTCAAATACATATATTGGTCCAAGTTCAAATGTTGGTATTGGTACTACAACACCAAGCTATACACTTGATGTCGCTGGCAAACTTCGTCTCACAAGTAATGTAATAGGTCAAAATGCAGGCCCTCGCCTTCAAATTGCTGACTTTGATGGTACAGAAGACTCTACAACGTACGGTATTGCTCAAGTGACCCAAAATTATGCAGGAACTGGCACCTATAGTAATCAAGCTTGTCTTTCATTTGTACGGTCTGGAAACTGGATCACTGGACTGGGCTTTGCCAAAGGGTTTAATGTTTTTGGAATTGGTGCTGGACAAGGCCCAACTACAAACTTCAGTCCGTCTTGGTTGTGTGTGACATCTACAGGTAATGTGGGAATTGGAACTGTGTCTCCTTCATACACATTGCATGTTGCTGGTAACATTTATGCAAGCGGAGACATCACTGGGTTTTCAGATATCAGACTGAAATCAAACATTACAATAATTGAGAGTGCGCTCAGCAAATTGCACACACTTGGAGGCTATACCTTCAATGTCAAAGATGACAACAAAAGACATACTGGACTGATTGCTCAAGAAGTTCAAAAGATTCTCCCTGAGGCAGTGTATGAGGAAGTGAAACAAGATGGTTCAAGTGGTTACATGAGCATTGCATATGGTAACATGGCAGGTCTGTTTGTAGAAGCTATCAAGGAAGTTGATAACAAATATAAAAATCAAGTTGAAGATCTGCAAAACGTTATTACAAGTCTCACTAAAAGGATAGAAACATTAGAGCTTACTCATCGCTAGGCTTCAATGCTTTTAGTTGCTCGCTAATGGATTTCAGTCTGTTGTCAATAACTCGGATGTTTCCCTCCGTCAGTTTGTCAAAGTTAAACTCATTGTACTGTGCGTCATTGACAAGGGTAGCAAACTTGGTGAGCTCATCACGTACATACTTTTTAATTTGGCTCATCTGGAAGTAGATGAAAAGGCTTGCGGCAGCAATGGCAAGGATGCACACGAGGATAAGCACAACGGGACCAGCTTGACCTTCCATAGTCTATTATATATTATTACAATATTGATATAATTATTTCTTACTTGTTGTCAGCAATGTTCTCAAACAAGGCAATTGCATACCTCTGACACACTTCAGCATTGAACACCTTCTTTGCCATCTTGTTGGCATTAGCAATGATCATATCAGCTTCCTTTCCATTTGCTTCATAATATTTAAACTTGTCGATTAGACTCGTCCTGTCTGTACTGACATACTCAAAGCCATCACGCAATAATGGACTGTACCATAACATATCCTTTGAAGGCCAATGGAATGCTAATGAGTTTGTGAAATACACATCAGGATTCCAGCGTGTGGTATTTCCGTCTATCACTAACTGGTACTTGTACCTCATCTGTTCACTCATTGGGATAGGTGGGCGATACACATATCTAAACTCTGGCACTTCTTGAAGAATGCGTTGTGGTTCAATCTGCGCAATGTTTGTGATGAAGAAATCACATTCAGGTTTATCTCTTGCCCATATACATGTAGCTATCCTCTCATTGGTCTTCGGGTCCCGTGAGCCAGTGGTGGTCCCCGCAAAGACAATTTTGCTCATCTTGTCAGTCCAACTCATATCATCACGTATCCCCTCATTCACCCACCCTTGATACTTGCCACCCCAATTACCCATCATATAGCAATCTGGTAACTGTACTGGTCCCTTGTGATCCTTTCTCTTACCAAAGCAGAGAACATCCTTGTAGTCAAGACCATCATTCAAATACGTGTAAGTGTCATGAAGTTGGATATTGTAGAACCCAGTCAAGTCACCTTTCACAAATGGAAAGACCATCTGGTTCAAGTAGTTTAGCACATAGGGCATCCTTGGTTCATTGTCATGTCCCTTGAAGGCAAATGCTTCAATCTTGTACTTACTGGGACCACTACCACCACCAGCATTCACACTACAGAGACTGAAGTATGGAATCCTTGTATCAATGTCCTCCACACTTTGTTTAGGATAACAATTCCCACTGTTGGCTTGTGCAAGGTACTCGACACTTTCTAACAAATCCATACACACAAACGTGATTGTTTATTTTCTAGTTTAGACTGCGTTATATAGTCTTCACATCACATCCACACTTACACCTACACTCTCAACCAACCATCAAGTCTATGACTAATAATACTCTCTAGAAGTGAGCTGTAAACATGTAAGTGGTGACAGAGATTGGAGTTTCTCATAAGATAGTACTTGATGATGTTGCCTGTACAATAAGAGTGTTGTATCTCCTTGAGTTTATAGTGTAATGCAAATGTGCATACATATACACAAATATATACAAACAAGCTTTTAACAACCGCTCCACTCTTCATCTTAAGTATGCTAAGCAGTTAGCACAATCGGATCATTCGGGAATTCATGTGTGGGAAATGTTTAAGCCCTTCAGAAAAAAATTGATTTGTTCCTCCATACAAAGGTATTTAAAGATACACAAGTAGTCTTATCTATTAGATACTCCAATCAACATACATCATATCAAGATGTCTCTTTCACCAACTGACTTTGTTGCTGAGAACGTTACAGTGTTTATCAAGTACACTGTGAAGAACAAGCCCAAGTGGCTATTTGGCTATGTTGACAAGGTCATTGAGCACGGTGTTCAAGACGGACACCACTATGTGGATGTTGAAGTTCAGTATGATGATGAAGATGATCTTACATATGAGACACTGTGGGACTATGACTATGAGACCAACAATGAGGATGCTTGGCGTTTCACTAATGAGTACAAGCCACTTGTTGACCAAGTCCTGACTACCATTGAGGAACGTGCTATTGAGCAGGAGGTCGATGAGCTCGACCTGGAGGATGATGATGAAGCAAGTGACGATGTGACAGATACAAGCTATGAGACTGAGGATGATGATGATGCCACTGAGACAGAGACTGAAACCGAATCACACTATGAAGACGATGAGCCCATTATCGTACGCAAGAAACAGTCATTCCTGAATGCATTCTTTGCCACTATCTGGACATTCTCTCCACTCATTGCCACTGTTGTATATATCTATCATTCTCGTGATGACATTGCAAATGGACTTCGTGCCAAGTACTGTTGAGTGTAGTAACAATGTTTATTTTTATTTAAGGATGTTATATCAATAACATCAAACAGATAATGTCTGACATCACAACTGTGAAAGAGTTTTATAGGCAACACGGTGGAAACACACCATTCTTCACTCTCAATGGTCTCAAAGATTATGCCCGTGTAACAGAAGTTTATGATGGGGATACTATAACAATTGTTCTAAGTGTCAATGGTTCATTCTTGAAGTTCAAATGCAGATTGATGGGGATTGACACATGTGAGATCCGCAGCAAGAACCTCAAAAACAAAGAGCTTGCCTTGAAGGCACGCAACCGTCTTATCCAACTTATCACTAACAAACAAGTAGATGAGGCCAGTAAGAAAAAAGAGGTAGCATCCTTCCTAGAGGATGATGTGTATCTCATCTGGGTGCATTGCCTTGAGTTTGACAAATATGGGCGTGCCCTTATCCATTGTTATAGCTCACCACAATCAACCAAGTCATTTTCAGACATATTGGTTGAAGAACGCCTAGCTTACAGGTATGAAGGTGATACTAAGCTTACAGAAGAGCAACAAGTTTCTCTACTTACTCTGTAACCACCGTGTTTGGCTTTGATGCTTTGTTTTTATGCTCACTCCACATTTGGATGGCCAACTTAAATCTTTCTTTGGAGCCAAGGTGCCTATGTGTGTCTTGAAGCTTCTTGACAGTTTCCTTGACAAAGATGTTGTAAGCGGATGGTTTCTTGTCAGGTTTATCCTCTCCAGCAGTCTCTGCCTTTCCTGCCTTGACCTTCTTCCTTTCGACTTTGACCCTCTCTTTCACAACTTCAGGCTTAGGTTCAAAAACACTGTTGGACGTCTCGAGAACCTCTGACTTTGGAGTCTGGGAAACCAGATTCTCTTCTTGAGTGAGTTCATCTTCCATGTCAGCATATTCAGCTTGATAACTTTTAGGGTTTCTGATATAGGCCTTGGGTAAGACCAATTTCTTATTCTTCATTATATGTTGTACAATCATACTAACCTTTGAATCAGGCTCACTATTGATGGTCGTCATTGTACCTTTGTTGTTGTAGTCTCAAAATACAAGTCACCAAGAAAAATAATAAGGCTATAATCAAATTTTCTTTTTAAGCTTATTACCACGTGGTTGGACACTTAGGACTTGAGACCATTGGTCTCCAAGAAAAGCGTATGTTACAAACTTGACATTGTTCTTTGTAAATGTCCATACCCACATGAACTTCTTCCTCTTCTTATAGCAATCGCTCACAGTGTATACAACACAGAACATCAGAAATGAACGACAGACAAACTTGAAGATGGTGCTCATCACGATGTATACCAAGACCAAATACAGCAAGGCCAAAAATCTCTTGCTTGTATCCATACTTAGCAACATCTCTGCAACAAATTACGTACTAACATATGACCACGAATCTGTCTTAAATACTCGCTGTTTACAGATATCGGGTGAAAATGACACTGATTTACTTGGGTTTTGCATCACAATTCCCACCACATCCAACACCACTGACTTTTGTCGTCTATGTTGTTTATGTTTTTTACTAACATTTGACGTAACAAGCAAGGGAGAAGAAGCATGAGTCTCAAGCATCAAAGGCATTTTATACAACACAAACTCTGCGTGCTTCTTGTGTTCCCATATATTAGGATTTGCTAAAGGTGCATCTTCTTGGAAGTCCCATTCAGGAACATATGAGGCAAAGGCAGATTGCATCTTATGAACAACCTTATTGAATAAGAACAAAATATAACTTATATCTTTTCATATTTTCTGCCTGGACTCCACACACTACCTACAGGTCTGAACGCACACTACTAATCTTTTTTATGAAGCTTATATAACATAGGTAGCTCTGTATGCCAAATACAACTCCTGAACCATACGTGTGTAAACTCAACGAAGATGGCATAAATTACATTAAGCAACTCCTTTCTCCTCTCCTTCCATTCCTGTCAAAGTATACTACATCAAAACATCTTACGATGTGTACCCTGATGTGGGCATGTCTGATTATCTTGTCAGGATACTTGGCAAGATCACATAGGTATTGGTTAACACTTTCTATCATTGCTCTAGTGGGACACATTATAACTGACTTGCTTGATGGTGCATTATCAGTATATCAGGAAGACGGATTAGAGAAATGGAACTTTTTCATGGATCACTTGCTTGATTTTATCTTTGCCATCTCCATCTTTGTCAGTCTTGCTATATTCTTCTACAAACGCCAGATCAAGCTTATTACTCCATTATTTGTCATATTTGCAATGGTGATCATTAACATGGCTGCAAGCTTCCTTCTAGTTGTAGAGAAGGGACTTGACTTGGGCATTAACATCAAAGGATGCTTTGCTTTCAACATATTCCATATGCACTTCCTGATGATAGTCTTTTACATGGCAATCATCTTGATGCATAGAAAGGCCAAAATCAATGTCCTGATCATATGGGTTATTACCTTCATCATCACAAGCCTTACAATCTTTAACATATATCAGAAGCAAGAAGAACTTGCCAACAACAATAAGAATAATAATATTTAGGCCTTGACAAGTGCCTTCTTCTTGTAAGCAGACTTTGTCTTGCTTAGTGGTGCAGGACTGTATCCACAGTCGTTCTCAAGTGTTGTATACATAACACCTGTCTTCGACCATTTGTATGATTTCTGGTAAACAACATATTGTTTGACACCGCCAATCATCTTCACAATGTACTCAGTGCCATCACAACCTGTCTGGATGTCTCCAACATCCAACACATCTACAGGCATATCTGGGATGCAGGGAACAATTGGGATGTCGCTGTTGTTCTTTTTTGCTTTCTTCATCTTGGACTGCTTCAGAGCCCAAGACTTGATACCTTTCTTAGACACCATCACGGTGTACTCTCTTTTGTCCTCTCCAATGAGAACATCACCCCCATTCATCAAGTCTGCTGGAACCAATGGACATTGTTGGTCACTTGTTTCAAGGACCCAAGCCATTTTGCCACCAATAAATTTTGCAATGTAAGTCTTGCCATCATCATCAGAGCACCTATCATAAAGGCACACATACTCCGCACTTGTAGAGGGAGCCATCTGGGTGTTTTACACGTTACTATTCAACAGTATGCTATTTCTATCAAATTTACCAATAATAAAGCATATTTACAATAGTTTTTTACAAACTGAGCAAACAGCCGACTAACTCAGCGCCAAATACACAAAGGTGGCTGAAGTGTAAAGTATCACTCCCCAAAAAATATCAATGATTGCCAAAGCTTTGCTATAGTGTCTGAATACAGCTAAGTTTGTCGTGTTAAACACACCATAGATAACGAGACCGACAATGCCACCAAACCTTAGGGCATACTTTAGCTTATTCTGTAGAGACAATGAGCGAAGTGTGCCGTATCTACTTAGCTGTGTGAAGATGATGAAAACAAGACCAATTATCATAAATATGTAACAGAACACAGCTGCTACCAGATTGACCTTCATTTCAAGACCATCTTGAATCTTCTTGATGGACTTTTTGTAGAAGATGCTTACAATAGAAAGATATATGGCATCCAATGCAAGCAGAGTCACTATGGCTGCTAGACCTGCTAGGTAAATATTGTATCTTGGTTTCAAGAGACCCATTTTACAATATCAACAGAAAAATTACTTGTTGTCCTCATCTGATTCATCAGCCTCAATTTCCTTCCTTTGTTGTTTGTACATCCACCAGTTCAAAGATGTGTAAAAGAATGTAAACAATGTAATGCCCTTACCCACAAAGTAACTTGTTGTAACAATGTCAGAGTTTATTGCACGCTGAATAGTTGTAGGTGGTTTGGCAGATACTTTTCTCATAACAGTATTAGCTCTGCCTTGCCTAGCCAATGGTTTTGTAACAGTAGTCCTATACATCTTCACTTACGCAAGTAAACATTAGACACTTAAATATGTTTGTGCCAAGTAAAAATTGAAGAATTGCCTTATTCAGTGTCTCCTTGTAGAACGACATAGCCCTCTCACTCACAACTCACAACTCACAACTCACAACTCACAACACACAACACACAACACAATAGATATGGAACCCATTGTTATGGATGTTGAAATGGGTGAGGCAAGGAAGAGTGCTAGGTTGGCCTTGAAAGAGCAAACGAAGCTCTCAGTCATCATACCTGAACAAGCAGTTCATTTTGACGTTCCAAAGCTTAAACGCAAGGGACAGAAACCTAAGCAGAGTCTGAAGGCATTAAAGCCAATGAAGAAGTCTATTGCAAGACCAATGAAGGTTGCAAGGAAAAAGGTGCTGAGAGAAAAGAAGACAATGCTGAACAAGTTTGCAGACCTTAGCAAGACTAAGATAAGTGACTTGTTTTGCCTTGTGAGGAAGTATGCAACATGCGATACTGACAGACAACTCAAGTATCTGATCCTTCAGACGACTCTCAAGGGGATGAAGGAATTGGATATTAACAATTTGTTCAAGGACCTCAAGCAAGAAAAGCTCAAGGTGACAAACTTTGTGACAAGCAAACTTCGTCTCCTTGATGTGATGCAGCATCTTGAACAAATTACGTCTTACAAAGAAGTTGACGATGATGAAAAGATCACAACAGAGTCAGTGGAATCAGCAGAATCAGTGTCAATGACAGATGCAGAGATTGCTGTCAGGGAGGGTATCAATACCCTCGATGACTTGGACTCCTTGTTCAGGAGGCTGTTGGTGTGATCTGTTTAGTATTATTTTTATGTGCGTTTATTTTCTCATTAAAGAGTAACAGATGTTTCCCCATCTGCCAGAAGCTATCTTTTGGGACGTGGTCAAGCGCACGGATGACGTGAAGGCTTGCGTTGCATTATGGTCTTCCATGTCTGAACTCTTTCATATGTATGACAAACAAGAGTTCTGGAAGAACATGTGCCACTACCATTTTGGTTTCAGTCCCACCTCATCAACTATTCCATACCATGTGTCTTGGTGTGATGTGTATTGGTGGCTGTATAGAAATGTCAAAGGTTGTGGCTATTGTAGCAGTGCAATCCCACGACCCCCAAAAGATGGCTCAATGCTTGTTTTACCAAAGGAAGATCCACACTCTTGCATTGTAACCTTTGACCAAACCGCATTCAGTATTTATGTGTGTAAGAAATGCAAGAACTTACTCGGAGATACTGTTACACACAAAGACCAAATTGAGCCTTGGAAGGTTTCATTGATCAAACGCCTTCGCGGACATAGATGTAGTAACATCTTCAAAAACTATTTTGGCGAAAACCAAGTAGACAGGTGTCAAGCTTACAACATGAAATGCACAGGTTGCTTAAAGAACCTAAAGAATGCAAGGTGTTTGTTCGATATGTGTGGAACGTGCTGCAACTGCAAATATCACAAGTCACACTATGACCAAGCCACGCCTGGTGATATCATTGTGTCTTTTGATATATACTCATTGATAAGGACAACAGGTCTCAGTCTCTTCAATGAGCATAGTAAAAAGAATACAAGGAGAAAAAAACCATCACAAGGACATTCTGTTATTGTACATAGGTTTTCCTACTAAACAGCAAACTTTACACGACCATCAATGAGCTTAGTACCTACATATACAGGTGCATCAATGTTGTGTGTATAGACATTATTATCATTGTCTACGAGATACTTTGTGCCTTCAAACTCATACTCTTCAGTTTCAATGAGTTCCTCACGTGGCTTCTTTTTCCTGCCTCGCTTCTTTGGCTCAGTTGGTACACCATCTGAGCTTTGAAGGGGAATTGCTTTCTTTTTTATCTTGCCCAAGTCAATGGTGAAGGGCTTTGAACCATACTTGTTCTTCAACTCTTCTACATCAATGCCATAATCAGTAGATATCATACCCAAGATGTCTGAAGTATGTGTCTTTACGTGATGTGATATGACTTCAAGTATTACTTTAGTAGCTTTCAATGTTGACTGTTGCACATCACTCTCTGATGCATTAGCACCAGTAGCCGCCACTGCAACATGCTGTGCCATTCTGGGCCTTAATCTAATGAAGATACAAGACAATATCCTTAAGTAGAAAATCAAATTTTAAAGCATAACTTCTTAAGTCCTATGTTGTGATTCTGCTGCAGCAGCAATGAATTGTACAGAGTATGCATCAAGTTGTTTTTTCAGTCCATCAATGAGTGCATCCATCTTTTTCTTTGTTGCAGCCTTGTCTTTCAAGCCTGCATACTCATCTGTCGTCATTACCATAACACTTAGGTTCTTGACAAGAAGTGGGATGATCTCCTTGGCAAGATAAGTTTTGTAATAGTCCTTGATATTGTCCTCCAGACTATTGAACTCCTTCAAGTCTGTTAGGTCCATTGTATGAATGGCGTCAAGTACCTTCTTTTCAAGTTCCTCACGGATGTATGCTTGTGTGTATTGAAGCCTCATAAGGAAGTAAATGTTCAAAGCAACAACAATAGCCAACCAGCTAATTAAGACTGCATTCAACACGCTTAGCATCTTATTATATATCTATTAATATATTTTCTGTCTCACAACATAGGGTGTCCGTGTGCATAGAGATACATTACAAGGACTAGCGCATTGAATGCCAAGAGGATCCACAAGTGGTTATATGATATGACACAATGCATTGGCTTTCTAGGTTGCAGGTGTGTTTCTTTTGGTTTGGTGAGTGGAGTCTCAAATTCCATCGCACCCTGAAGGATCTGAATGGCAAGGGCTTCTTCACTCTCATAACTGTTCTCACTACCACTACTTGTTATGTCATTGACTTCAATAATTTTTTCATTCTCACCATCCACAAGTAATACCCACTCATCAGTGTACTTGTCCATTCTCCTATGCAGAAATATTTTCTTTTTGTTAAATAAACAATGTGCTCAAAACAAGAAAAGTTCTCATTCCCTGGTCTTGCTAGGTCTATTGTGCGCCCTGTTGTCAGGACTACCACCACTGTTGTGAAGCGTGGTGAGAAGGTAGTTGGTGATGTTGCTGGTCTTGCCATCGGTGCTGTCAATGATACCGTGTCTGGTAGCTCCAAGATTGCCCGTGGTATGGTGAAGGACAGTACCAAAGTTGTCGGTAATGTTGCTGGTCTTGCCACACACACTGTAAGGAACACTATTTCTGGAACCAGCAAGGTTGCATCAGGCGTTGTTCGTGGCTCTGTTAAGACTGTTCGTGATGCTGCAGGTCTGAAGAAGCCCCGCAAGTCTTCTGGCAAGAAGGGTTCAAAGAAGTAAAACAGTTCAAGGCTCAAACATTTCAGGTGAAAATGTGGGGGCGATAACGTGTGCATTTAGAACCAAGTGCTTTGTAGTCTCCCTTGTCAGATCATCAACTAGAACAATGCCAATATTTTTCTTGAATGGATACATTAGTACATCATTTGTATCCTTGGTCTGATAAAAGAATGGTTCAGGGTCCTTCTTCTCAATGACTAATTTTGCATCAGTGTCAATCATCACAGCTTGCATGATAGTTCCATTGAGTTCTGGTTGGACATCTGTCAGTGATAATTCCTTCAAAAACATCTGGGACTTTACTGAGATATGACTAGCACACTTTTTCACAAGAGCCTTATTGGTCACAGCTACCACAAATGTTTTTCCTCTCCTTTGAAATCCAACAACATTATTGCTCTCTGCACGTAAGAGAACAACTTTGTGAGGCAATACAAGTTCCATTATTCTCAAACACACCAAATACATCATATATGCAATGCAATGCTTAAATGCACATAAAATTTGATGTTCATTACATCTGAATTGTTTGCAATTATTGTTACATAGTACATGATCCAAGCAACAATGGCCGCAGAGGGCACTTGTGTCACTAAGTTTGTGGCTGATGTGTTCACAGGGTTCTCTGATGGCTATTCAACTTGTGCGGATCTGTTAGTGTCTACACTGTTTGCAAAGTATGGATTGTACAATATCAACAAAACTAAAGCACATGATTGGACTATACACCATTTGACAATGGCTAGGACAAACCTACAGAGGTCATATATCTGGAGTGATTTACGCGAGATATCAGACTTTCTCAGATGCTCGTTCTTGTATAGAACCGCATATGAGTCAATGGGACATACCTTGTGGATGAATGACAATAACTTCAATGATATGACTAAAAACTATAAACAGAGTATAATTGGCTTTGTCCAGAAGCACTATGAATTCTTATCCTATTGTGATATGGAACACGTTGGAGTGTTCCTTTATTCAAATTCACGACAAGCTCTGAATAAGGAACTCTTCCTGCAATGTTACAAACAAGCAGACAAGGACTTGTACTCTATTCATAAAAAGTATCAAAGCAAGATGCCTAAGGTCCTCTTGTCGATTTTGGAATACTTCAAGACTGTTATAGATGTTCGTGAAATCAATGGAGAGGATATGGTAATGCGTCTGACTGATGACAACATCCCAAACTTCCCCAAGTTGCAACCGCACACTTTCCTAGTAGTTTCATCGCTCGACCAAGCTAACATTGGTCAAATGCACCAGACTCTTGAGCTTCTCTATGCACAATGTGCACATCTACATGTTATTTCATCACTGAAATGGTTGATTACTTTGCAAGGGACAAACCCAAGGCCCAATGAGTTTATCTCCATTCGTGATTACATATCTGGTGCTCGGGAACAGTGTATCTCTGGACTCCATAGTACATTGTTCAACCCCACAACACCAATGATGCTTCAAGACCTTGCAAAGCTACCATTCATCAGCAAGGTATTTAAACTTATCAAAGATGATGAACTCCTTGATCATCATACGCTAAGTGCAATCGGTTATACTGTCCAAATGCTTATAGGCAACGTCACAAGGCTTTACCTAAAAAACATAAAAATGATGGTCCTTGCAGACATCCTGTTCCTTGGCTATTATGATGTGTTGAATAAAGACAATATGCCCAACTACAAAGACATTGAGCATATGATTCAAAAGGCTGAAGATGATATCAAAAACTTTAATGTTGTCACAGACAACTTTACCACTCATAGGACCATAAAAAGTGTTGCTCAACCAGCAACAAGGGCATTCTATACAAGCCTCAAAAAGGTTAAAAGATTTGCAAAGTGGCTCAAGTCCTACCAATATGATGATACAATAGAACAAGAAACATCATCACATACGTTAGCTCTTATCTTTGGAGACCTTACAGACAAGGACGGACAGGCAACAACGTGTCCCATCTGTTTTGAGACCTCCAGTGAGAGCAAAGAGACTTGGTGGCAGTTAGCATCTTGTGGGCATTCTTTGCACCTTGATTGTTATAATGTCTTGTGCCAAGCTAAACACCGTAACTGCCCATTATGTAGAGAACACTTCTAACATCATAACAAATTTATACTAAAATAGTAAAATTTGAAACAACCCCTTTTTTACTTTGTAGTAACACAGAGTTCCAATGTAACACGACTGACTATACACAATGGACGCAAGTGATCACAAAACTTGTACCATATGTCTTGAGCAGATAGATGACCTTACAAAGGCATCATTTCTACCGTGCTTTCACGCTTTTCATCAACAGTGTTTCAATGACTACATAGTAGATAAGATAAAACAGAAGAAAAATATAACTTGTCCTGTATGTCGTGTATCTCACTTTGCATATGGTGATAGAAATTACTCCTTTATAATGAGTGAACTATGTATAACGGTAGATGCTCCAAGCAGCTCAAGAGCAACCACATTACATAACAACTTTGTATATGAAGCTTCCCCTAGACAACCCAATAATGACATTGTCCCCATTGGAGCAACTGCTATAACTATTCCATCACAACCAACGTCATTGAGAAAGTTGGATGGTCACTTTATATGGTATCATTATAGATATTACATAGTAACAGCAATTGTTATTGGCATCTTAGTTTTAGTGCTGTATATGACACTTACTACATCATAAAAACATCTCTGAATTTTGATGTTCAAGGTGAAAAATTGATAAAGAATTATTTTTACATAAGTTTCAAATTGAGCATAGCCACATACAAAAGTAACAGCAGTAACAGCAGTAACAGCAGTAACAAGATGGCAACCACTGCAAAGGTTGAGTTGTCCAGCATCACTCACGGTATTCTCATCATTAGGATTGAGAGGCTTCTTGACTACATCAATGATGGCAACCTTGAGGCTGCAGTCAGGATGTGCAAGATATACAGTGAGGAGCTTGAGAAAAAGGCAGGACCGCTGTTCGAAAGGGAGACTGCAATCAATATTGCAGACACGCTATTTGAGATAGAGCTGTTGTTGATGCTCAACGCAAGTGACCTTGCTAAAAGCAAGATCCACAACATCCGCGACCAAATAACCAAGCCTCTTGTGAACTACGCAATGTTCCGGAACAGGTTGATGGATGACACGTCCTCAAAGGATAGCATTGGCACACTTGCAATGCTGCCTCAAGACATCCTCAGGAATGTTGTTGATGCTCTCCAGGTAGAGTACTGTTGGTGAATGCCCACAGTTTCTTTTTATTTGATGACAAACAATGAAACAAAGTAAAAATATTAATATACCCCACTGCCACTGACACTTACGCTATTCTGACAAACCATTTAGGCATCTTGTGAGTCACCCTCTGTTGCCTCTGCTAACCAATCATTCTCAGAAGGCTCTTTGACATCATCACAGATATCACAGATATCATCATCACTATCATCGATGACAATCACAGTGGTATGATCAGCCGTGTCTTGCTCATATACAGCTATTCCACTTGTATTCCCAATAATCTGCAGGAAGCTGTCAGCTATATCATCCTTTTTCTTTTGCAGCTGAAACCAAGTTTTCCACTTAAGGTTATTAGCATTCTCCTCCAAGTCATCAAAGATGCTCTTAGTCACATTGACACTAGCCCTCTTGCGCTTCTTACCATCCTGTTGGATGGGCTTGGACTTAGCACTCACAAAACATACATTTGTCTTGTTATACTTGCTCATAAAGAACGTGAACACTGTATATGCTAAGCCAAATGCATCAGGATTAATAGGCCTCTGCCTCTCCACCAACACCCATGTATTCTTACTGTCTCTTATCTTATTGGTTGTAAAGACACCCTTGAGCCAAGACACACAATGAGATGCAACAACTTCAAGACTAGGGTTTTCACCCAATCCCTCACAGAGATTGGTCTTGTTCCAGTCTATAATAGTGACTGGTCTCCCTTCCTTTGTGTTGTCAAGCTCGACTATACAATATGACATATTAACCTTACCAATGTCAAACGACACCACCACAGACTTTGCAGCTGGAGCCATCTGATGTTTCAAATAGGGTCTCTATTTCTGACCAGTTATATCTTTGTGTAGTAAGTCACCTACAGCAGCACTCTTCTCCATTTTTTGGATATTATATAAACAAGTGGTTGATGTTTGAACTTGCAAAATTTGAATACCTATTTTACGATAACATAAACATACCAAAGATATACGATGGACATCCGAAACTATTTTCAGCCTAAGCCACGTGAGTTTGCGCCAAAGATGTTCCCCCTTGATCATGAGAGCTATATCGAACAAGGTCCATTGCCGCAGTCTCTTAGAAACTACGACTTTCAGAAACTCTGGCGTCTCCATCCAGAAGAATACGGAGAGGTCAAGTATATGGGCAAGATTGTAAAGACACCTCGTTGGCAACAAAGCTATCTGAACAGCTACGTATATTCTGGAATGAGACACGAAGCGTTACCATTGCCTATTGAGTTTCAACCTTTCCTAGACTGGGCAAATACCAGTGATCCAAAAATACAATACAACCAAGTAGTGATCAATTGGTATGCTAATGGACACCACTATATTGGGGCTCATAGTGATGATGAAAAACAACTTGTCAAGGATTCTCCAGTTCTTGCAATCTCTTTGGGTCAAGAACGTGTTTTGAGAGTGAGATGTAAAAGAACAAATGACCAAGTCATTGACGTTCCTATGCCATCTAACACGTATCTTGTGATGGGTGGCAAGATGCAAGAGCGTTACCTTCACGAGATACCCAAGGTCAATGGTATGAAAGGTGCAGAAATTGGCAAACGCATAAGCATCACCTTCCGTGTATTTGCTACATAAATTATATCTTTGACATACCTTTTTCTATTGCATTTTCCATACTTCTCAAGCATATATAAAGAAGCATCATAAACATATGACACTTCAATAGCAATGAAAACTGTCATACCAAGACCCTGGACACAACCAAGAGTAACCAACAACAAACACACACGAAAATCTCTACAAGCAACACACAAACATCATGCACTTACATCTCTATCACCATTAGACGGACGCTATAATAGACAAACAGATAGTCTCCGGGATATTGTGAGTGAATATGGGCTTATCAAGAGGAGGGTTGAAGTAGAAATCAAATGGTTTCAACACTTGTCCCTAAACGTCACTGACATTAAAGACTTTCCACCACTTACCAATGACGCCATTGACTTTACCACTTCACTACACCATAATTTTTCCTTGGATGATGCGGAAGAGATCAAGAACATTGAGAAGATAACCAATCACGATGTAAAGGCAATTGAGTATTGGATCAAAAAGAAGTTTGAACAGAGTAACATACAAGAACTTACACAGTTCCTTGAGTATGTACATTTTGGTTGCACTTCCGAGGACATCAATAACCTATGTCACGGCTTGATGTTGAAAGAAGCTATTCAAAATGCCTTGCTCCCTCCTATGGATTCTATCATTACAAGCATCAGCAATCTTGCTTTAGCATATGCTGATGTGCCTATGCTGTCAAGGACACACGGACAGGCTGCAAGTCCTACTACTATGGGTAAAGAGATGGCTGTATTTGCCTATAGGCTTAGGCAGCAACTAGACCATATTAATTCTGTTGTGATCAAAGGGAAGTTGGCTGGTGCTGTTGGGAACTACAATGCTCACATCGTAACACACCCCAACATTGATTGGACCAATGTTGCAAATGACTTTGTGACCAGCTTGGGTCTTGTTCACAACCCTTTTGTAACACAGATTGAACCACATGATTATATCTCAGAGCTGTTTGATAGCATCATCCGGTTTAACAATATCCTCATGGACTTCAATAAAGACATCTGGGGTTACATTTCTCTTGGATACTTCAAACAAAAAGTAATCGAGGGTGAAGTTGGAAGTAGCACAATGCCACACAAAGTAAATCCAATTGACTTTGAGAACAGTGAGGGGAACCTAGGGATTGCCAATGCTGTCTTCAACCATATGTCAAACAAGCTTCTTATTAGTAGATGGCAAAGAGACTTGACTGATAGTACTGTATTGAGAAACCTTGGTGTAGGATTAGGGTATTCCTTGGTAGCATATACATCAGCTCTTAAAGGTATCTCCAAGCTAACAGTAGACAAAAACAAAATGATGGAAGACCTAGAGGTCAGTTGGGAGGTCCTTGCAGAACCCATTCAGATGGTGATGAGAAAGTATGGTGTCCAAAACTCTTACGAAATACTGAAGAGTTTCACAAGAGGAAACCCCAAGGTAACAAAAGAAGCACTTCAACAACTCATTGCATCGCTTCCAACACTCTCACCTGAAGCAAAAAAAGACCTTTTTGACCTCACACCTTGGACATATGTTGGTAATGCAACAGAGCAAGCACAAAATATTGCAAAGTATTTATGATGATAGAGCAGCTTTCTTTGCCATTCTATCAGCCAAGTCATTGTGAATTGAAGACCAATCAGTCTTTCCTGTATGAGCCTTGACATGCTTGAAGACCACAACACGTTTCTTCAGCAAATCATCCAACACCTTGAGCAAGTCCACATTCTTGACAGGGGAACCATCAGCCTTCTTCCAGTTCTTAGATTTCCATCCTGAGATCCACTTTGTAAGGGAGTTTATCATCAGCTCACTGTCAGTATGAACATACACAATACTTGAGAATGTGGGGTCAATCTTACCGGCAATCTTCAATGCCATAATGCAAGCTGCATACTCTGCTCTATTGTTAGTCTTCTCCTTTCCCTCAAGCTTGGCGGCATAGTTGAAAGACGGAAACTCTGGGAATACACAGGCATACCCTGCAGGTCTGTTCATTTTATTTTTTGATGATTGGATACAAGAGCCATCAGTAAACACATTGATTATGCTTGCCTTCTGGGCAGGCATCAAAGGCTTTGTCTCCTGTTCTTGCTTAATCTCCTTAATCTCCTTAATCTCCTTAATCTCCTTAATCTCCTTACCATCCTTCAAGTCTTTGTGATCTTTTACTGATTTCAACTCCTTTGGCTTCACATCCTTGACCTCTTTGTCTTTCGATTCTCTAGCATGGGTAGGAGAGCTAGTAAGTTTTATAATGTGTGTTTGAAGCATTTTGGTACGCCCTTGAGAGGATGGAGTGATGGTGACAAACCTATGCATTCTTTGTAATTAACAAATACTATAATAAAATTTTTACTCACCCTAAAAAAATCAACGCCCCATTATTTCAAAGATGTCCTTGATGTTGCCTCTCTTGACAACTGGTGTAGGAACATTTTGAGGGATGTAAGGCGCTTCCTCTTGAAAGGTAAATGTGTTATTCACCTTGTTGTTGCTGACAAATGCTTCCCAGTTTCTGTGTGTACCACAGACCTTGAAGCCCAACATAGCAACACATTTGCATTGTGTTCCATTGTTCTTGACTGCGACGCACCTGATAGGATTGCCAATGTTTGTCATTTGGAAAAGAGCGGTTAGACGAGGGATTAGACCTCTGTATATATGAACTGATATGGTTCGGTGAAGGCAATGAATAAAAACAACAGCCTCAATTTTTACAAGAATCTATATGTTACACTTGTAAATTATCTAATCGAGCATCATCTTGACATCAGCAATGTAATCCTCTGTCATCTTGAAGTCCTCTGGCTTCTCATCCTCATCCAAACTCCACACCCACAAGATATCGTTGTCTTTGATGCCACTCACTGACACCTCTTGACTCGTGTTAAACACAAGTCCGTAAACGCCTCCTTTGTAATAGTGACCTTGGACCTCACGCTTCTTGCTCTTGGGGTCTATACTGGCAATGTACAGCAGTCTGAAGCCAACTGTTGTACCAGGAATACTTATGAAGTTTGAGTCTATACCATCAGCCTTGAGAGCAATGACATCATTCACCTCTAACTTCTTGAAAGACCACTTGACTGGCTTACCCCGTGTTACATTATTCACAGTACCCACAAGCCTCGCCTTCTTGGCTTTTGGGGCTTTCTGCTCCACGTCACGTGTCTGTAGTGTCTCATGTGCCTTACGTTTCTTTTCCATCTCCGGGACTGTATCACACAACAACAGCTTCCCAGCAAGCTTATCTGGTTGAATACCCAGTTGAACCGCAGCTGCCTTATACACCTCAATACATGCTTGATGTTGTTTGAAGGCAGCATCACTGCTTCTCTTGGCATCATCGTGAAGCTTCTTATTGAACTCTCCAAACATCACTTGTGGAAACGACCAAAGAAGCAGCTTATCGACACTTGGACCCTCATATGTCTTGAAGAAGCCATGAACATTCCTATAGGTCGCCTCTGTGTTGGTCCTGTACGTACGATTGGATGGTATGATTTTGTCTATAAAGACAAACTCACCACCCAATGTGATGCTCTTGAGATCCTTCATAAGTGCTTTTCTATCACTTGCCACATATAGCTCACCCGCCTCAACACTTAGGCGCGCATTGTTATCTTTTGCGCCTGACAACAATGGTTGAAGCGCCAATTTCACCTTGTTGAGCTCTTCTATGATTTCCAAAGGAAGATTTGCACCATTCCTTACAACGGCTCCCTCATCCTTCGTAAAGAACACAGGTAATGCACTATTGTCCGTAATGCCAACACTTGAACCATTCACAGAGACATCACAACCCAATAGGGACTGACGGTCGTGCACAATGACTCGTTGGTTGAGATTGTTTGCATATCTGTTTGGCATCAGTGATGTCTTAGTGTGTCCCATACGATATCTGGTCCACTCTGCGGGTAAACCCAAAGTTTTCTCATCCTCTGCTGCACCTGCTCGAATGCTGTACCAAGCTAAGCCTTGGATACCCATTTTTGTCACCACTCTCCTAAGGATATTTGTAAGCTTGCGTTGGTCATCTGTATTGATAATGCGTATTGTGATGTTGTCAAGGTCACGGCAAGCCAAGACCCTCATCACAATGATGTATATGGTTGGCAAGTCCAAGCTGTTATACGCCAATGGCAACCAACTCTTAACACGCATCCTATACTTTTTCAACCTCTTGGCCTTCCAGAAGTCTCCACTATACCTCATCACCTCACCACTCTCCATCAGAAAGTTGAAGGTCTCAGGCTTGACAAAGGCCAATACCAAGATGGGATATTGCACACCATTTAACCAGAAGGTGAGGTCTTTGTGCTTCTCTGTCATGATTATCTCAACCGGTCTGCACCCCTCGTGCATACAGAAGGTTGTAACTAGCAATGCATTTGCTAGATTAACCACTCTCCTTGTGTCATCGAGCCGTGCAGTCACATCTAAGAACTCAGCCATTAACTCCATTATTAGATGATGTGTAATGGCTATGTTGGTAGGAAGGCAATTCTTTCGCAATGCAATCTGTCTTACATCCTCATCCTCACTATCCTCATCACTTTCACCTCCATCACCACCATCCTCACTGTTTTTCTCCTTCTTGACCTTTGGCTTGTGCTCAAACGTCACTGTAAGCCTCCCAGCTCGTCCAAGACTCACAAGGTGAGCCTTCACAGTTGTTTTCAGGGAGTTTGTTATGGGATTGCTAGCATCGCCTAGAGTTGTATGTATATCACCAGCAAGTTGTACTGATACTTGCTTGCCGCCGTGACGCCATTCATACTCACGACCAATCAGGAACAAACACATACGAGTGTCATTCATTATCCTATTGATATAGTCATCACTACGGATAGTCTCATTTACATCTACGTGTCGAACAAAGGCTTTCTCATAGCTGGTCTCACTACCAAACAACAACAAGTTTGTCTTGTCAATGTCGCTAGCTCCACTTGGACCACCATTTTCCTTCTTAATATCCTTCTTGACTTCCTTCTGGGATTCCTTCTGGGAATACTGCAGACACCATAGGGCATCTTCAATACTCCTCAAGGTCTTCACTCGGTCAGTGTTGAGATATACGTTATCAAGAAGATCCTGTGCTAATACCTCATCGGCATAGTCTGTAAACTTAACACGCTCATTATAGGCATCCCAGAAGGATACCTTGCGGTGTTCCTTCTTGTCCTCCTTGACAACATCCCAAGTCTTCTTGAAGATGAACATTTTCCTCTTGATGATCCATAGTTTATCATCAGATGTTGTATATTTGAACGGCTCAGGCTTCTTGGCGTTTTGACGCACATTGAGTGTGGTTGCCATTTTGTATGTTTCAACTGTGTCATACACAGAGAGTCTTGAATCCAACACTCAAAAGACCCTTGTTCCATTTTTTGACACTACCACACTTGCCAAGTTGATGTTTGGGTTTGCCCAATAAAAATATTACAAAACAATCTTCTGTTTGAGTATCACTCGACCCTTGACATTGGCCTTGGCATTCTTGCCCTTGGGAATTACTTCCTTGATAACCAAGTTTATTTCTTTCTTAGAGACTCTCATAGCCTTGGGTTCAGTCTTCTTTGAGTCGTGTTTCTTATAAAAGTCCTCAATGTCATACAAGAAACATCCCTTGCAACCTTGTTTTTCAGTATACTTGACAGTCCCTTGACTGAAGGCGGTCTTATACAAGATTGATGATATCTCTTGTTGAACATTGAAACGGCATCCGCTGTCTCTACATTTATTGCATCTCTCTCGTTTCTTGTCATTGCAACTTTTGCATAGGATTTGAAAGTCACTGACTTTGTCAGTCTTAGCGTCATAGCGACCATTCTTGTGATCAACCTCCAGTCTATCCTTTGAACCACACCAGACACACTTGTGACCATATTTTTCAAGAACATCCTTGCGGACTTGTTGAGGAATATGGCGACTAAAATGAACATTGTTATTGAAACCAACGAGCTTGAACGCAATCAATGCGCCAGTACTTGAGTGATACTTTCGTTCCACTTTGTATTTCTTGCATATTGGCGAATCCCGTCTCAAGTATGGAACTCCATTGTTAGCCTGAAACAGTTGTAGTTCCATAGGCTTGCATCCTCGTTTCTTCAAGGCAGTCTTGTCAATGCTGATATACTCAGATACTCCTTTCTTACTTATTTTAACAACCCTTTCAAGAACACAAAGTATCTTGGGTCTTTTGGCACACTTGAGACCCTTCACTTTAAGGGTCTTTTTACAAACCCTCAATACAGTCTTCTTCACCATCTTTGTGGAACAAGACCTTTGCTGAACAGTCTTACCCATTTTATATAAACAGTCAATGGTAACTACAATTGTCTTTAACCCATCCAGTGCTATACAGTATACTATAAATGGTCAATTAATCGATAGATAATTATCAAATTTTCTCATCAATTAAAAGCACGTAGGATAACACTGTATTATTCTATTTTATATTTGTAAAGGTACAACATGCCTGGTGGATTGATGCAACTGCTTGTTTGGGGCAATCATAATATGTACATCATGGGCAACCCCTCCATTACATACTTCAAGAAGGTATATAAAACACATACCAATTTTAGTATGGAGCATATCCGTGTCAACTTCAATAGGAATGACATTAATGTGAATGACACAACCACTCTTAAAGCCACAATAGACCGTCACGGAGACTTGATTCAACAGGTGTATTTGGTGTTTGAGCTACCAGACATCGAGTTTGACGAACTCCTCTTTCAATGGATTGAAAACATTGGTGAAGCATTTATTGAGAGTGCCCAGATATCCGTCAATGGTAGTGTGATAGACAAACAGACAGGAGAGTTTAAGCACCTGTATAACAATTTAACTTATGGTGTTGATAAGAAGTTTATGCTTGAAAAGATGACTGGACACCGCCGTGTCCCTGACAAGAAAGCCTCATATACTCCATATGGTACCATCATTGAACCCTTTGGTCCCAAGTACATCAATTCAAGGAAGGTGTATGTTCCCTTGAACTTTTGGTTTAATCGTAGTGTTGGACATAGCTTGCCATTGTGCTCCTTGCAATATAGTGAAGTAGAAATCACATTGGAACTAAGGCCACTGACACACCTTTACAAACTGTTTTACACTCGCAATGGTGTGACCGATTTCTATGCCCCAAATCCCAACATTGCATCACATCAACTCAATCAGTTTGTAAACAACAACAAGAAACGCTATCTTATCTCTGACTCAGTCCTGGATGTCAAGGCATACTTGGAAGTAAATTACATCTTCCTTGACAAGGCTGAACGTAGGTTCTTCATCTACAACCCCATTGAGTACCTTGTGGAACAAACCACAACAATCCAAAAGTTGAATGTGGCTCAGAATGCAGTCCATGATCTTATTCTTCAAAATCCTGTAAAGGAGATAATGTGGGTGTGTTCAAGAAATGATAAGCTTCTACGCAATGACTGGTTTACATACACTGATGGCGATGACCACGTAATGCAGTCAGCAAAACTTATGTTCAATGGGATTGACAGGTTTGATGAAAAGGATGCCACATACTTTAATTTTGTCCAACCCTTCCAACACCACAGGGCCAACTACAAAGACGGCTTGTATGTATATAGTTTTGCAATCAATGCTGATGATGTTGAGCAACCTTCTGGTGCTTGCAACTGCTCTCTAATCAATAAGATCCAAATGTATATGAGCACCCGCCAACCTGATGATGAATCCTATGCATATGATGTGACCTTTTATGTAATCAGTTACAACCTGTTGAGGATTGAGAAGGGTCTTGGAAGTGTTGCCTTTGCCAAATAAAAACAACGTCAAATAAGACACAGTATTTCATGATGAAGTCTACCAAGCATTATATGAAAAATAGAGTGTCCCCAGTCACCAAGCCTGTCATCAAAATAGAAAAATGCAGAGGATAAGCCTCCAATAAGAACCACTTGTTTTTTCTTGCTCCACTGCAAGTGCCTCATTGCAGTATGAGAGCACAAGTATAAGCTTGTCATTCTCACCCCGGTGTCCTCATGACCTTGACACACTCTAAAGACACAATAAAAGTTTAGCATAGTAGGAAAGTTTGTCAATGGGGCTTTTGGCATTCTTTGCATAAGAGCACAGCTTGTTTGAACTGCATATATATGAATAAGGGACAAGTCCAAAGCCTTTAGCACTTGTCTAACAAGTCCTCTAAGACCAAACCCTGACACCAAATGATACATGAATGAAACTGGAATATGACATATCATTGTTCTTGTTAAGCCACACGTACCTGCCTTGTTCTTCCTGTGATGCCACCACGCCATCAATGGTGACAACATTGAAACTGCATTTGCTATTTGTGTCCATACTATTACCATAACTACTATTTATGTCTCTCATACTAAAGACAAATTATTTTATGTGTAAAATGTATAAACATATACATGGACGCACTTAGACTGGTTGGGTTTGCCATTGATATTGCACTGTTTGCTTTCTTCCTAACATACCTGATTAAACTTGAGAAGACTGGTTGTCAATGTGCCCTAAACTGGAGGAGGAACTACCTGATTGCCTTCCTAGCTGCCTCATTGGCTTGGAACCTGCTCAAGCTAGTCGCACCAGTTCTGAGACGCAACCCTCTCTTGAACTCTGTGATCGTTGTCCTCCAAATCCTGTTTGTAATCTTCAGTATCCAATACATCAAACAACTCAAGGATGACAAGTGTGAATGCTCCAAGAGCCTTCAAAGGGAAGTGATGTTCTACTGGGCTTGGTTGCAAGTCCTTGTCATTGCACTGTCAGTATCATTCATCGCTTATGCTGTCTTCATGAAGTAAGTCAGATAAACACAATAAAAATAACAAAAACATACAAACTAGCTCAGCTCACGACTTTGTTTTGTTTGAAAGGTGCTATAATCACCTCGCTCAATCTATTGAGGCTTGTCTTTAGTCTTCATTCTCTCATAGAGGTAAGACAATTCAGAAAGCTTGTTACCTTGAACCTTGTCGAGAGTGGTCTTGAACGTTGCTTTACCCTCGTAGTCTTTGTAATAGAACTCTGCCTTGCCCAGCTTGCCTTGCTTTTGTTGTTTCTGTTTCTTCTCAGTGACACCATCAATCATATATCTGAAAAAACCAATGCCTTGCTTGCGAAGGAGGTTATTGACCATATAGAAGTTGCGGGAAGGAATTACACCAAGGGTGCTCTCCTTAGTCATATTGAGAACATAGAGTTTGTTGTCACCATCAATCAAGTGTTTCTTGAAGGCATATGCAACCATCAAGTCAAAGGCCTTTGCTTCTTGATCCTTCTTCAAGTATTGTAGATAAAGGCTCCTCCACATCATATGTGCCATGTTGAAGAAATAACTACAGATCTTCCCATTAACATCATACATATGGACAGGTGTAGCCAAGGAGTACAGTCTACACAACAGCTTTTCACCCAGCTTGAAGTCTACCCAGCCATTGTACAAGGGACCAATGACACCAATGAAGGTCTCATATTGAGTGACACTGACATCCTTGAATCTCAAGTCCATATCCTTACAAGTACCCTTGAGGAACTGGGTGAGGTTCATAATGACCTTACTGAATACAGCGTCATGGACCACAAACTCCAGTTCAACACCAGCACCAGCAATCTCAGCCTTACTTTCTTTATCATACATAGCGTTGAAGGCACTCTCTCCAACCTTGGCTACATACTTCTGTGATGATAGCCATTTGCCCAGAAGTTTCTTCTGTATTTCAGCGCTTTGCTCATTGCCTACTTGATGAGAGACTTGGTGAAGTAGCGCCTTGAGTTTACGAGCATCCCACAAGCTGTTCTCTTTGAGCCAAGGGATCATAGCATACTTCTCCAATAGGTCAATACGCTTCAAGGCTTTGTTGAAGTCCTTATCTGGAGCCATCAAATAGATGTTGCTGAGCATGTTGTATTGACGCAAGAGCTCAATACGAGGATGGAGACAAGTGACACCACTCTTGTAAGTGATGCTGGGCACATACTTATAGACCTTGGGAGACACATAGATCCAATCAACAAGCTTGGTTCCCAAGAAGTTGATCATGATTGTGTATTGGTTTGGATGCATTCCATTATTGACAGTGAAGGTCATATCTGGGAACTTGGCTCTCATACTCTCACCAAGCTTGATGAGGTCTTCAGCTGGAGCTGGGCCAAACATATCAAAGTCTGTAGAGTCACAGATGTCATTCTCATCATAAATCTGAAGTCCAATATCAAGGCTCTTAAGGAAGTGATGGATTGCCCATCCACCATTGTACATGTATGTACGTGTCTTGATGAATGACGCAATATGCTCCTTGAGTTGTTCCCATTTCTCCTCCCCAGGGAAGATGTTTTTCTGTTGAAAACACTTTGTGTCTTCATTGCGTTCAATGATGTACATTATCAAAGTCCTTTGTTAATACTTACAAAGACAATATTATGGATACCCTTCTCATTAAGTGTAGCAACAGAGTGTCCAAGGACACTGTCACAAGACACTGTAGTGTTACATCAGAGTGTCCCTTAACACTCTCATGAAACACTCCTATTGATGATATTCTCAATCAAGTGATCTTTGAACGCTTGTATGACAAGGCTTGTGTTATTTCACTTGATCGACGCCTCTTAGGATATATGTTTATATTGTGCATACGGATTGTACTCTTGTTCTTTGTGGTCACATTGACAATATTTTGCAAAATCTTTTTATCAGTTTCTGAGAGCCAAGACTCAATATGTGTATATACCATCACATCTTCCCCTTGTCCCAACCACACCTCCAAAAGTTGTTGAGAATTGTCATTACAAATCTTTATCAAAGTACCATCAGTCATGAGCAAACAAAGCTCACCAACACCATAGGCATCCTCTATAAAGTGCCAAGCACTTCTTATCGCATCACTATCCATTTCAAGTAGTGGATGGTGTCTGTTATGCTATGTAGGGATTGACCTTACATACTCATACAAAAAGGAATAAAAATAATCATATCATATTCAAGCACTTGTGCTCTCAGTCTTCTTGCTCTCAGTCCAAGCCTTTGCAGCCATACTCATCCTCTCAATGTTTGACAGGTCAGGATGACTCTCCTTGAGCTCGTGCATCTTCTCCTTCATAAAGTTGTTATATGCTGTAGGAGCACGAGGCTTCTTCTCCTTCTCTTCCTTCTTGGGCTTCTCAGTAACAGAGCCACCAGATGGAGTTTGAGTTTGAACCTTCTCAAGAGCAGCCTCAAGTGCTTCAACCCTACTAGTCAGGGTTGCAACAAGAGCTTGGAGAGTAGCAATCTCAGATGTAGTCTGAGGCTCATCAGCAGCCACCTTTGCGGCCTTCTTGCCCTTAACGGCGGTCTCAACGTTCTTGGATGAAGATGCCATTTTCTTGGTTAGTTATAACTTAATGTAATTGTAACTGTTTGTTGTTGTGTTCTTATATGCTATTAGAATCTTTCAATTTTTTTAAGTTACCTGAAGTATTGGTCTCTAAAAGCATTCAAGTTCTTGCGACCCATTGATAAGTTGCATTTTGCACAGATAGGCACAAGGTTTGATACACATGTCTCTCCACCATCAGCCTCAGCCACTATGTGACCACAGTGAAAGTCCATTTGACTTATCTTGTTAGTCTTGCATACACTACACAATGTCATTCCCACCTCCATACCAACATGAAGCTCCCAAACAGCAATCTTCACAGCCTTTGGAATACTTTGTTTCCTTCTCTTTGGTGCACGTGGATACACAGGTTTTGACAACACAACATCCACTTCCATTGGACAAGGACCATCAACATCTTGGGATACTGCTTTCCGCTTGCCCATTTGTGATGTGAACCTTAACATATCATGCTAAAAGTATTATAGTACCAATTAAATAATATCATACATAACATAAGATTCTTACATCAGTGTAAGAACAGCTACAGTGATGGAACTCACTCTAGTAACAGAGACACAACCACGCCATATCTTTAGGGTATATAATCTACCCCTTGAAGCAAATGGAGGTGATAGCTTCCAAGCGCTTGTTGAAAACCTCTACAGTGTCAAGAACATTTGGATTGCTAAAGACAAGAATGGTGTCTGTCAGGGTTGGGGATGGATTGAATGCCACACAGAGGAGAGTAAAACTGCTATCAAATTACATCTGAATGGTATGAAGTGGAGAAACCAAACTCTATTCACTCTTGAGTGATCAGTATGTTCATTTCTTTTTATGTTGCCTTTGAATGACATCATCTACACTGTCACAAGCCAGTGTTTGATGTACATCAAAAATATTGTTTGGTAATTACAAACAAGGCGTGGTTACAATGAGTAATCTATCAGTTCCAGGCGTGTTCATAGAGTTGGCATACAATAGTAACGCCTTCTTTGAAGGTTGTCGAAAGGGTGATGTTTGTATCCGCACCGCGCAATCCAATCAAGCATTGTTGTTTGGAACAAAGCTTGGACAACCAGCCATATTTGGCATTGATGGTTCTAATATCATCATGAGGGGGAACATTGCCGTTGGTGGTCAAACAAGCAATCCTCTTGAAGCACTTGATATCCGCAACGGTAACGCCTACTTTGACAGTAATGTGTATGTGATGAATTCTATTTGTGTAGGTGGAACGGGTCCAACAGAAAGACTGGAAGTCCGCAATGGTAATACTTTGCTGGGCTCCAACCTTTATGTCATTGGCAGTGCAACCATTGGCGTCAGTGACTCCAACCCAACAGAGACACTTGACATTGGATCAAACCTCAAAGTCCGTAGCAATGCTTATGTGATGTCAAGAGCTTCTGTAGGCAAGTCAAACCCAACAGAAGCACTCGATGTGAATGGTAGCCTCAAAGTCTCCAGTAATATATATGCTCTATCCAACATCTCCATTGGTTCCTCCAACCCCACCGAGAGACTTGATGTTTCACAGAATGCTATTGTGCGCTCTAATGCCTATGTGCTAAGGAGAGTAGCTATTGGAAGTAGCAACCCAACAGAGGCCCTTGATATCATTGGCAACCAGAAAGTAAGTGGCCTACTATACGCTCTTTCAGGCCTTGGTGTTGGGACCTCAAATCCAACAGAAAGAATGGACGTCTATGACAACACCAAGCTTCGTGGAGATGTATATGCCCTTAGTAAAATGGTCATTGGAAATAGTGCATCAAACCCCGCAGAGACCCTTGATATCAGAGGAAACACTAAAGTATCAAGCAACTTGTATGTTGTCAACAACGAGGGTATTGGTTTGAGCAATCCTTCAGAGCGTCTTGACATCAATGGAAATGCTAAAGTACAAAGTAACATGTATGTGGTGAACAGGATTGGAGTGGGAGCAAGTAACCCAAGTGAGAAGGTTGATGTGTCTGGAAATGTAATTGCATCAGGTAATGTCTATGCTATGAACAGGTTGGGTGTTGGTACATCATTTCCAGGAGAGCGTGTTGAAGTGACTGGCAACATCAAGAGTTTGAGTAATGTTTATATCATCAACAGTCTTGCCATAGGTCATAGCAACCCCAGTGAAAAGATCGATGTCGTTGGGAATGCTAAAGTCACAGGCAACCTTTATGTTACTAACCAGATTGCCATCAACACATCTAACCCCCAAGTAGGCTTTGAAGTGAATACAACAGATTCAATCCTACTCCCAAAAGGCACAACGGCACAGAGACCTGCCACACCAGCCCTTGGTCACGTCCGTTACAACACAGACACAAGTCAATTTGAAGGTTTTGGTGCAGGAAGTGCGTGGGGTTCCCTTGGAGGTGTCAAAAGCACCAACCAACAGACATACATCTCTGCTGAACAATACCCAACAAGCAATGATGACAACATCAGGTTCATCAACTCCAACCAAGAGACAGTGCGCATCACAAGACAGGGCTTTGTGGGTATCGGTACATCCAATCCTGAAGTAAGTCTTGATGTCAATGGCCTTTTCAGATTTCAAAATCAAGAAACAGGTACAAGTATTTTCTATCGTAGCAATGATCAATTCAATGGAGTAGAACTAGTAGCTTCCTACACTGGCAACGAGATGTCAATTGGCATAGACCCAAATAACAATGGTGCTGCATTTGTAAAGACGTATGGTCGTACTTCATTGGTGTTGTCCACAAATGATACTGAGAGAGTCATGATTGACAACTTTGGTAATGTTGGAATTGGAACGTCACTACCACAGTATGTTCTTGATGTCAATGGATCAATATCTGCAACAGGTTATTGCAATCTCCTTCTTGATGATACCGGTTCAGAATCTACATCCAATGCACCAACAGCCAATGCCCTCAAGCTGGCTGCAGATGCTGCTTTCTATACATCAAATGCTTTGTTCTTGAGTGTTGGTGGAAGTAACTCAACATCTGTTGCAGGTATAGCAGCATCAGCATCCAATACAGCTTCTTGGTCATCAAATAACCTTGTGAAGAAGAGTGGAGATACGATGACCGGTACATTGTATACTCCATACATTGGTGTTAATAATGCATCTGCCACAGAACGTCTTGACATCACAGGCAACACCAAGGTGTCATCCAACTTGTATGTTATGTCCAAGATTGGTGTGAACACAAGTAATCCATCTCAAGCCCTTCACGTAGTCGGCAACATGCGCCTAGAAGGTAACTTGGATGTCAATGGCATCTACAATACTATAAACACTGATGTTCAACTTACAGATCAGTTTACAGTATCAAACAATGGAACAGGACCAGCACTCAAAGTCTATCAGATGGGTGCACAACCTGTAGCTGACTTTTATGATGATACCACCTTGGCAATGAGAATTGCTGATGGAGGCAGTGTGGGTATTGGCACAAGCACTCCTTCAGAGCTACTAGATGTTACTGGCAACATGAAGGCACGCAACAATCTGTATGTTATGTCTAATCTTGGTGTAGGAACCTCAAACCCGTCATACAAACTAGATGTAACTGGTACAACGCGAATCACTAGTAACATTGGCCAATCATCAGGTGTTCCTCTTCTACAACTGCAAAATGGCTCAAGCAATATGGCATTCCTTGTCAACTTGCCAGGAGGTAACTACAACGGTTGTGTTGCAGCTGGAGATCATGCAATACTTGCAGGTTTCAATAGTATAGATACAGGTAGTCTAGTGCTTGGCAATTGGGGAAACAGTAATGCTGGTATTAGAATAGACAAATCTGGGTTTGTTGGAATTGGAACAGCTTCACCAGCCTATAAGCTTGATGTTAATGGAACAGTGAACGCTACTGCATATACTGGCGCAACCATCACATCACTCAGTAACTTGGGTATGTTTGGGTCCAACACTGCCGTCTCAGCTTCGAATACAACTATTTCTCTTTCAAACTATGTGTATGGAACCAGCACAAGTAGCAGTTCTTGGGCTTCCAACGCTGCAGTATTTGGTTCCAATACATCAGTGTCAGCATCCAACACAGCCGTATGGTCCTCTAACAATCTTTTTAACAAAAATAACAGTGTAATTCTTCAAGGTAATCAATTCCTTAAAGTAGGCTCTATTTACAGAGTGGATGAGTACAACGGTGGAGCAGATAGGTGGTTCAGGCTTTGTACATTGACATCAAATACAAATACCCAATTTCTACATCTACAAAATGTTGATGCTTCGCGAGTTGATGGCTATACCTATTATAACTACCTTTCGTTTGGTTCTCGTATTCATGGTTATCTCCCAAAATTCAACTATTCACGATTAGGAGGAGGTAGTACACATGTTAATGTGTATGCAAATACTAGCAATCAGTACGAAGCTTGGGTGTTCTGCCAGAGCTTCACATTCTTCAAAGGAGATATTAACTTCCAAGGTGTCTTCATTGACACACAACCTTCTATTAACAATACCTGGACATCAGCACCATCTGCTGGTCTTACATACATGTATTCAACAGCATCTAATGCACCATACACACAAGTTGATCCCAACACAGGATACCTAGGCATTGCTATGTCTAATCCTTCTTATCAACTAGATGTGACAGGGAATGTTAGGGTTGCAAACACATCAGCTCTTGGAATACTTCTGTCCAACAACAACAGCCCTTACATTCAAATTCATGGAAGCAATGCTTCATTTGTTGCTGGTGTTTCCACGGCTTCTGGTACACATAGTTCTGATGCTGCTGCTGGTGATGTTGTTATCAAGACGTTACCATCAGGAACAACTGGAAGGCTAATTCTTCAGACTGGAAGTACTTCTTCCTCCATTGTGATCAATTCAAACAACACTGTTGGTATTGGAACAACAACTCCGGTTTATAAACTTGATGTTCTTGGAAAACAACGTCTGTCAGGCAATGTCACAAGTCAAAACACTGGTCCAAGGCTCCAGATAGATGATTTTGATGGAACAGAAGATACTACAACATATGGTATTGTTCAAGTTACACAGAATAGTGCGGGCACATCAACATATAGTAATCAAGCTTGTCTATCCTTTGTAAGGTCTGGTAATTATGCTACAGGATTTGGTTTTGCTAAAGGGGCAAATACCTTTGGAATTGGAGGAGCCCAAGGACCAACCGCAAACTTCAGTCCTTCTTGGCTTTCAATAACATCAGGAGGAAATGTAGGTATTGGGACAACAACACCAAGCTACTTACTCGACGTAAATGGTAATATGAATGCCACAACCATCTATCAAGGAGGAAATACGCTGGCATCAACATACATGTCTTTCCAAAATGCAGGCATCTTGTCGAACGCATTAACCATTCAAGAACAAACTGGGTCTGCAGGAAGTGCATCAGGTGGAACTCTGACTCTCAAACACAGAGATAGTGGCGGTTCTAGTAGTATTGTCTTCACATCAACTGTCAATGCTGGTAGTGACTATGCATACATAAAGTATAGTGATCAAGACATCTCAACATACTTCACCGATCAGACAGGTACAACCGAATGTTCTAGATTAACTATTGGTGTTGAGAATGACAACTTGGTAAACAATGGCGAAACTATTGTCATCAAAGGTCAATACGGAATAGCATATGATTCATCTAGACATTATTTCACTGGTGGAAATGTATCTATTGGCTCAAATGATGCTGCCGGGTACAAGCTATATGTTAAGGGTCAGATATATGCAACAGATGACATCACTGCCTTCTCAGACATTACTGCAAAATCCAACCTTGAAATCATTAAAGACCCCTTGACTAAAGTGGCACAACTCAATGGTTATACATATGATATGACATTGAGTACACCTTCAGAGACAAAAATAACACAACGCTACACTGGTATTGTAGCCCAAGACCTTGAGAAGGTCCTTCCTGAAGCAGTTCATAAAGATACCAGTGGCAAACTCAGTGTTGCTTATGGTAATATGGCTGGTCTCTTTGTTGAATGTATCAAAGAGCTCACACAGGAAAATAAAAGTCTTAAGGAGGAGAATCAACAGCTGAAATCTCAACTTGAGAGCCTTGCCTCTAAAGTCTCAAATATTGAATATGCACTTATGGCAAATATTGAATATACAAATGTAAGGTGGTAGTAGTTACTAATCAGCAGCATTTGTCATGAAAGCCATATCAAGGCATTTCTCCATGTCAGTTGCCTTTGACCCTAGTATAAGTTCTACAAGAGTGGCATGATCGCAATGTCTATCGTGTGTATGTTCTACTTGTGTGCCTAGTCATTTGAAAAAGTCATCCAAGCACACTTCATTTGAGCCGTGTGAATTCATTGACAACGCCTTGGTAAACTTTTCTTGAGTCGCGTCTTTTTTCAAAGGTTTGATACCAAACATATTTGGTTCATCTTCATATATACTATGAATAGTATTTCCAGAATCAGAATAACCATTCGATACTTTTGTGCCAGTCTTGAAAGAAATGTATGTTTCAGCACTATCAGGCACAATATGTGGTTCTTGCACCACATTGTTACTGACAACTGTATTCTTATCCATATGTACATGATCATAGATAGGATTTGTTGTTACATTGGTTGTATCTGAACCAATATCATTATCACATTGTTTTTTTGCTGAAAGGTTCTTGATAATACTTGGCATATCTTCTATGTTCTCAAATATGACCCTTGAAACTTCAGCAGGCGTATAAACACCATCTGCAACCAGAGCAGCATCTTCGTCACGTACTTTTGCGTTTGTGAATGCTTCAATAATCTCCACTACCTCGTGCTTCTTACAATAGTCAAATTTAACAATGACATCAATCCTTCCAGGTCTAATCAGTGCTTTGTCTAGTTTCTCTGGATGGTTAGATGTCATAATCAAAATGCGACCTGGTTGTTCAAGTACTCCATCAAGAATGTTTAGAAGGATACTAAGGTTTAGCTTTTGATTTTGTGTATGGTGTCCTTGAGCAGCAAATGGACGCTTGGTAGTTGGATCAACAATAGTTTCATCTTCAACCTCCACCTTGACAGGCTTTTCATCACGGCTCAAGACCACGTCTGTCAAGCAATCAACATCTTCAAGGACCACAATCCTTTTATCAATAGGAATGTCAAAGAACTTAATTTCTCCATTCTGTGTCACTTGGACTTGAGAGGAGTAAAACAAAGCATTCAATTGACTAACTGTTGTGCAATCACTCAGACGAATGTTTAGAATGTGTCGATTGGTATCCTTGGCAATGGACTTGATACAGCTCGTCTTACCTGCACCAGGAACACCGTGAAGCAAGAGACCCAATGTGTAAGGTACTCCCTTCTCTTCATACCAGCGCTTGTTATTTACAAAGAAATCAACGCGCTTCCTCACAATCTTTACTGAATCACCATAAATATTCTTGAGACTCTTGTTAGTATGTAGTGGATACTTGGAAAACATGAGCCTGGAAGGGGCTTTTGTTAGGTCCGGCTTACGATCAAAACCCATTGGTAGTGACAACGGAATTTCATCAAAATAGAATATGTTTTTACCAAGTTGATTAGACATTGCCATCATGTATCTATCCTCAATGTCTTCGATGTACTTTCTCAAGGTTGTCAGATCATATGTGTAGGAATACACTTCAACAATAAGTTTGATGACTTTCTCATTGTTTGACATTTCAGACACCTTACGTACGTATATACAAGGTGAAATCTCAATCTCATCATCAGATGCCATAATGAACACACCTGTACTCGTCCTTGTTACATACTTTGTTTGTGGCAACTCACTCACATGTGACAGGATAGCATCAAATAGCATATTAACATTGTTCTCTTTTTCGTAATCCCTTTGAAGCATCACAGAAGCTGTCTTTGTCTTCACAGCCATTTTAGTCATCCTCTCAAGATGCTTGCGCATCCTTCTCTTGAAAAAACCCTGCACTGTCCCACTGACACCTTTTAACACGACTGGAACAGCCTTTGTAATAATTTGGTAATACACTAGATGTTTCAGTCCCTCCTTACCATTTCCAAGCAAGACAGGGAGTAATTGGCTTTCAAGGGTAGGTTGTGGAACACTCATTGTATGATAATATATCGCAATAAGCAAACCTTAAATGTTGGTGTACACAATGATAGTGTGATGGTACATTTTCATCAAACCTATATAACAACACACATACAATCAATGTTATCTCGCTGTAGTTAAGGCACCAAAACACAAATATGGTTGATATTACAAAGCAACTGCAAGACTGTGGTAACAAGGTCCAATCAGTGTCTGGTCCAGCCATTGAGGAGGTTAATGCTATTGTTTCACAAGTTGTCTATGAACAAGCAACAAACAACGTTGCACCACTTATCCAACAGCTGACTTCAGTGTTGGACAGGAATGCTCATTTCAATATCAAGACAACTGCTCTTGAGAACCTTCAAAAGCTAATCAATGGCTTCAATAGTGATGACGCATCCTCACAGGTTCTGTATAAGAACGTACCCATTATGATTGATGCCATCTATGGCACTCTTACTGATGTCAAGAGGAATGTTGCTCAACTTGGAAAGGAAGTAATGACACAAGTTGCCGCTCTCATTAACAACCGTGATATTGCAGATGTAATCCCTGCTGTGATTAGCTCCATCATTAACGCCAATGAGGTTCAAGACTGTATTCACAAGCTGGCATCTACAACCTTTGTTCAAGCTGTTGAAGCTCCAGCTCTCTCCCTTCTTGTTCCTCTCCTCCTTCGTGGTCTTCGTGAAAGGGTCACAGCTATCAAGCGTAAGTCTGCTCTCATCATTGAGAATATGTCCAAGCTTGTAGAGGATCCCACAGAAGCAAAGGTGTTCCTTCCTCGCCTTCTTCCTGAGCTTGAGAAGGTACACAAAGAGATTGCTGATCCCGAGTGTGCCAATGTTGTCCTGCGTACTGTTCAACTCCTTCAAAAGTTGCAACAAGAGTGTGACAACCTTATCAACAAGACAGCCACATCTCATCAAGAAGTTGAGGAGGAAGGTGAAGACATTTGCAATTGTGAGTTTAGCCTTGCCTATGGTGCAAAGATCCTTCTGAGCAATGCTCGTCTTCAACTCAAGCGTGGTCACCGTTATGGTCTATGTGGCCCCAATGGTGTTGGTAAGTCTACTTTGCTCCGTGCCATTGATAATGGACAAGTTGATGGGTTTCCATCAAAAGCAGAAGTCTGTACCGTGTATGTTGAGCATGACATCGATGGCTCGGAGGCAGAGACACAAGTTCGTGAATACATTCTGAATAACGAACAACTTCGTCAAGTGTATGAACAACGCAACTCCACACTCACAGAAGAGTTTGTCACAGCCACTCTAACAGAGTTTGGTTTCACAGATGAAATGCAAACTAGTCCTCTTCGTTCTCTCTCAGGTGGTTGGAAGATGAAGCTTGCCCTTGCTCGTGCAGTTCTGATGAAGGCAGATATTCTGCTTCTTGATGAGCCTACTAACCACTTGGACACCACCAATGTTGCTTGGCTGTGTAGCTATCTCAACAATGCAACTAATGTGTCTTGTATCATTGTTTCACACGATTCGGGTTTCCTTGACAATGTTTGTACCAACATCATTCACTATGAGAACCGCAAGCTAAAGAACTACATTGGAAACCTCAGTAAGTTTGTTGAAAAGGTTGAGACAGCCAAGTCTTACTATGAGCTTGAGGCCACTCAATTTAAGTTTAAGTTCCCTGAGCCAGGTTTCCTTGAAGGTGTCAAGACAAAGGACAAGGCTATTCTCAAAATGGAAAAGGTCTCATTTACCTACCCCAACACTGACCGCACCATCATCCAAGATGCATCAGTCTATTGTTCTCTCAACAGTCGCATTGGATGCATTGGTCCCAACGGTGCTGGTAAGTCTACTCTGATTAAGATGCTTACAGGAGAAACTGAACCAACTACAGGTACTGTGTGGAAACATCCCAACCTCAGGTTTGCCTATGTGGCACAACACGCTTTCCATCATATTGAGAATCATCTTGACAAGACTCCTGTTGAGTACATTCAATGGCGTTTTGCTCCTGGTGATGACCGTGAGGCACAACACAAAGCCACTCGTCAAGTCAATGACGATGAGACAAAGGCTATGAAGGAGGCAAAGACCCTTGCTCCTGATGGTATTCAAAGGAAGATTGAAAAGATCATTGGTCGCCGCAAGCTCAAGAAGGATTATGAGTATGAGATTCAATGGATTGGTCTGCCTATTGACCAAACATCTTGGCTTCCTCGCGATATCCTTGAGGATATGGGCTTCACTAAGATGGTTAATGAGATTGACATCAAGGAAGCAGCTGCTCAAGGTCTCCTTGCTCGCCCTCTGACAACTGTTAATGTCCAGAAGCATCTTGAGGACCTTGGTCTTGAGGCTGAGTTTGGTACACATAGTCGTATGCGTGGTCTCTCAGGTGGTCAAAAGGTGAAGGTAGTGCTGGCTGCAGCAACTTGGCAACAACCCCATATTATCATTCTGGATGAGCCTACTAACTATCTTGACCGTGATTCTCTGGGTGCTCTTGCCCAAGCTATCAAAGAGTTTGGTGGTGGTGTAGTGGTTATCAGTCATAATGGTGAGTTCATCAAGTCCGTTGCTATTGAGACTTGGACTGTTGGTGGAGGCAAGGTTGATGTTTATAACCCAAATGCAAACATCATTATGCCAAAAGAAAAAGTGGACTTCAAGCAAGAGGACGAAGTCACTGATGCCTTTGGTAATACTATCAAAATCAAGGGTCAAAAGAAGAAGCTTTCGAACAAAGAGAAAAAGGCCCGTGATAAGATGCGCAAGGCCCGCCGTGACCGTGGTGAGATTGTCTCTGAGAGTGATGAGGAGTATTGCTACTAGACTGTTATTTTCATCCTATGAAACTCAACTTCCTTTGGGTCAATGTACTTGTAATCTAGTCCAACCAATTCAACAAAGTGTTTATCGTCCCATGTACCATAAACAACATCTAGTCCATAGCTTGCACCAACCTTTGCTTGAGCATCTTGTGCCAATTCAGGGTCTGTAAATACTCCAACTACTTTGCTATTGGAGTAGTTTTCATCCATATAAAAGTCTGTTACAACATACAGCACATGAGACTTTGTTTGAGTACCCTTTGTTTTTGTGTCAGCATTGTGAGCATCAACTGACTCACATAGTGCACCAGTCTTTTCATCATATTCTTTCTTTCCTGATTTCAAGAAGTCAAACCAACAACCGGGTCCACTTGAGGGTAACTCCTTCAAAGGCCTTGGGTTTGTCGTGTTTATTACAACGTCTTTGTACTCTTGTGTTACCTTGTTAAACTCAGAATATGGGACTTTCACAACTACTGCAAGTGGGTTGCCATACTCTTTCACATACTCTGGGTTTACCCAACAACGATCCTTCCAGTACTCTTTTTGCTGTATAATATGGGCGTCAATCTTCGCTTGAAGTTCTGTCTTCACACTGACTGCACGTTCATAATCAGTGAAGAAACATACTGAATCAGCATAGGACACACAATGACTGTACACAGTCAAGAGATAGAGGCAATCGCCATTATCAGTTTGGGTATCCATCTTTGTAGTATTGATTGTAATGTATCTTGACAACTACCATTATCAATTTTTCTCACGACAAACTCTCGAACAACTGTGTTTATTTAACGATAAAGTAATGTATGAATAAAAATATATTCGTATATAACACAAGTATAAGAAATGCCTTGCATTCCCCTTTATAAAGTTGCGGAGCCCAATGAGGTTCTGGTGAAGACTGGTCTTGGTGTTGATGATATTGAAGTTGTGAAAAAGGCAATGCATTGGCCAATGCAAAAGATTCAAGCTGTGGATCTTAACCCTCGTACATTCACCCATGACTTCAATGCAATGAGCAAGGAAGCTTCGTCCTTTCGTATTCCAATCACTTTCACTGTTGGACCTTGCCCACCTGAGAGGGACATCTATGGTTTCCTTACATATGTAAGGAGGGTGGCCAACCTTAACGATAAGGCTATTGAGAGGATTGTAGCCACTGTTGCCCACGGTCACGTTCGTGAGCTGTGCCAACAAAGGACTATGAAAGACCTTTTGGAAGGTCGTCTTGGTTTCAAGGACAACCTTGTAGAGTTTACAAGGACTGGTCTTGAGCAATTTGGTCTCTCAGTTAACAATATCAACATTGGTGAAATCAAGGACATCAACAAGAGTGCCATTAACCTGCCCAATGATGGTGTTGATGGTCTGTGACTGCCAATCCCTCCCCCATCACCATTTCCATCATTATCACTAATTACTACATCTGCTTCCTTGTCTATTGATGATGATCTCCTTCATTTCTGAGAGATTTGTTTTCTATTTGTTTTCTATGTGCTTGTTAGACATTACAACACAATAATCTACCTTGATATTAGAAGACTAACCTACCAATGTTATTCAAGGTTACAGACAAAAACAATAAAGGAAACTCTTTATTTATTCAAGGCTCCTATTCAAGAAGCACATCTAATGATGTTGCTTCCATTACTTTTCAGAACTATGATGATGATACTAAATCTACTTACAACATTGCAAGGATTGCAGCTCGTGATGCATTCGGCAATGCAGACCTCAATGGATATGGTGATTTGCTTTTCCTCACATCAGGAGCTGAAGGCGCTCTCCTTGAAAAGATGCGCATCAAGTCAAGTGGGAGTGTATGTATCAATACAAGTAATGCCATAACCAGCAATTCTATCCTGTTTGTGAATGGTAACGCAACATTCAGTTCAAATGTTACAAGTCAAGACCTGATAGTCTCATCTAATGCTACTGTTTCCAATGACTTGTATGTGATAGGTGATACAACTGTCAATGGTAGTGTGACAGCCACGTCAAACCTGTCTATCTATAACGACTTGGACATCTTTGGAACTACTAGAGCCAGAAATAGTATGATCATCAATGGTGGCTTGGTCATCAAACTCAATTCACAATCCACATCAAACAATCAACAAACAAGTAACATAAACACCGAAGTTACTCTCTCTAATGACTTGCGCGTTCTTGAAGATGGAGTCATCCAAGGAACCCTTGATGTCAATAGCAATGTGACTTTTTGCAATAACCTGACTGTTCTGGGCAGTGTTTCATTTAGATCAAATCTAACTATCCAAGGACACACAATCTTCACTAGCTTTGATGTTTCAAATGACATAATAGTTAATGGAAACACTACTATTCAAAGTGCACTTGTTGTTAATTCAAATGCTATCATTGGCAAGGACAGCATCCTTGTAGGCAATGTGACAACTATGAGCAATGTCACTCTTGGTGCATCTCCATCATCCAATTTACTTACGCTCAATGGGCGTGCCACACTTACGGCATCAACACCATCATCACCATTAGCCATCTCTGCACTCACAATCAATCAACTAGGACAAGGACCGATATTTACAGTGCAGAAAAGTGCAGCCACAAAGCTTACCATCACCAATGATGGCTACTTGGGAATTAATACCTCTAACCCTTCAAAACCTCTTGAAGTCAATGGTGATGTCAACTTCATTGGTGATATTTATCAAAACAGTACACTTCTACAGAAGTCCCCAACCACTCTATCATTTGAGCCAATCAAAACAACTGCAAAGACATACAAGTCTATAGTATCTTGGATTAATAACTCCAAGAAGCTTGATTCACTCTATGTAACTTCTTACACTTCATCACCATCAACTTACTCATTGCGTGTCTATGACAGCACAAATAACAAAACACTGCACACAAGCAGTCACTCAAACCAAGCTCCTTCTAATCTGAACCTCGCACTGACAAATGTCACAAGCAATGCCCTGATAAATATGGAGCTACATTGCAAGGCTGGTTCTACTTACACATGTGTCCAAAATGTGTTATTAAATTATCAATGATAAAGTAGTATACTATTGGTAATTAAATGGCGTTTGTAGATACAATGATGATTGATATGGATGCTTTTGATATTGGTGCTGCAAGTGAGTACCTTCGTAAGGACTTTCCACAGCTTCTTTACCTAAAATATCGTAAGGATGTCAAATATCTTGATGTGATTAGCAATGAGAAAATCCCCAATATGTACTCACTTTACCAACAACTTTTGGTGTTTCAAGAGGAATCCTGGAAGAACTATGTAACAAAAGCATGGAAAGCTCTCCGCGAAGAAAGAAATAGACGATTGAGAGATTCTGACTGGACACAGTTAGAAGATGCTAAGCAAGCACTTACTCCTGAAGTTGCAAAAATATGGTGTATCTATAGACAGTACTTGAGGGACTTGCCAGCTAACACAATGGATCCGTTCAATCCATCATGGCCTACCATGCCTCAGATGTCCTGATAACAATACTTACAGTTCCACTCGATGACACATTCTGCGCCGAGATCGTAAGGGGTAATTGACCATTCATCAAGCACTTGGGCAGGGGCAGTCCGTTACCAAAAGTGATATTACCACTTGGGGCATATCCTTGCCACAAAACAATTCCATCAGTACCCAGCACGGACGCACTTGTATCATATTCAACACTTGTCTCAGTTGAGGCTTGTAGTGGCATTGCTTGCCAAGATGCACCTGTCAGAGTAGCACCTGTCGTGATCATTATAAGCTGTGGACTTGTACACACAACATCCATTGAACCCAAGTATGCATTTGCATTCATGTGAGTACTCTTTTTTCTGAGACTAGCTACAGGTACAAACATGTTGCTAGAATTGATCACGATTCCATTAACATATACGCTATTCACACGATCATCTTCATTATCAATGCAATCCCCATATACAGAATATGATCTATCTGCAACATACACATTGTTTGAACCACTGACACCTCCATTACCTATTTCAACCGTCAAAGGAAGATTCAAGTTCAGAACAGGAGAGCCGCTGATATCATTTGTGAAAAGCCTATGCATAGTATAGAATTGACCCGTACTCCATACACCATAATCCACGGACCTAGGTCCATTCCCACTGACCCGGATACCATACATATTACCCTTTGAAGGCTGAAGGAGCACACCACTAAGACCTTGTCCATCCATTATATCTATGTTCAAGTTGCTTTGTGTAACATTACTATCACTAGCACCACTCCCCCTAAAACCAACCCCAAGACCACTGTTTGTATACTTGAAATAGATGCCATTGCTATTATCATATAATCCAAATTGGATGTACTGATTGCTTGAAGTCAAGGTTTGAGGGATCCTGATACCAAATGCCGCTTCTCCCATAACCCCTCCACAGTACTTGACTCTCTCCACACTAGTAATAGAAGCTTTATCATTGGCACTAGTGATAAGCATTTGAAATTCGTTGTTGCTGCTGATACCACCAGTATTGAGAATGAAGGCACTACCTTGAGTAGCAAAGTTATTCCTCAAAGTTGTCTTCCCAAAAGATCCAAGCAAGCTTATCAACACCTTCTTGTTGACACTGACGCTTTCTTGAAACTGTGTTCTTAGGTCATTCACAACCTCCACTTGACTTGAGCTTACAGTATCTATGATAGTGATAGAGTTACTATCAATCCCATGACCAACATTGTTCGGGCAAGTTGCAGGCACAGCTGTGTCCCACTTATACACATAGTTTGACTCTGTTTGACAGTAGTACCTGTAGTAATTGACCTCTGTAGTCATTATTAATATATAGAGAGCTATTATCTGTCCTTGTGACAACACATACACAAACACAAAGCAATAGAAAATTTAGAGAAGCATTGAAGCATTGTAGTCTCTATACTCGCGAGTACATTCATCTGTAATGTCCTTGAGTGTAAATGCATACATACCATTAGTCAATACTTCTTCCACAACCTGACTAAGAACCCAGTTCTCTTCCATAGTGTCATTCCACACCTCCATACATATCTCTGAGGAACCTTTGTAAAAGGGCGAGCAATCCATCAAGCGAGTCATCAAGGATGCCATTACCTTGGTGGCATCATGATTATCAATGTTCCAATGCATCATATAATGGACCATCTCAATGTTCCCAGCCATCCTTCTTACAAGCTCATCCTCTGGGTGAGTATTCACCAATGCTGTTACTTTGTCATTCAGAAACATCATATCAGATGTTTCTTCATCCAAGTGTTGATGCACATCAAACATTGCCTTCTCCACATTGCAGTTGAATTCTATACAAGTTGCTCCAAAAGTACTATATGTATGGACTGTGAAGGATTTTGCAAAATACCTAGACCTTATCAAGGCTTTTATTTTGTCTAAGTCATCTCTCCGCTCCTTGCAGATGTTGATGATATTAAAGCCTCGGAATTCAAATTGAGCGTCTTCAAGCAAGTCATTGAATGCATAAAGAGAAATATCCATCTCGTGGGTCACACTCTCCATCAAGGCATTGTATTCTGATAACGTTTGTGTTGAAGCCAATGTTTCATGGCTATGTGATGTCAAGTCTGACACGGATATATATATAAGCTTCCTCAGTATGCTTGCTAATAGTCGGTCTTGACCCTCTCGTGTGCTCACTATCTCTAATATTTCCTTTGACAGCTTTACAACCCCGTCAAGCATTCCTTGAAGAGCTGAGACTTCAGCTCTCTTCAAGCCATCTGCATCACAAGTCGCCTGGCAAGCACAATTGAACATTACCAGACTTTTTACGTCCAAAAACTGTGCAAAGCACTTTACAAGCTCTGGTGGTACATCTGTAATGATGTTGTTACGTTGTTCATCCACAATATAATGTTCATCTGTTGCTTTAGACATTATATGACGTTTGGCAAGCAACACATAAGACGGAAGTCCCTTTACGACGAAGGCAGCCATTTACTTATATGCTATATTGCCTTTAAGCAACTGAACAACACATTTAAGCAATACACTGCATCAGAGCATCAGAGTGTGTTGTGTTCACAATTATCGACCGTAACACGTTAATTCTGCTATATTCTTATCTGTCCATACTTATAATCAGTTACCAAAAGCAAACAAATGAAAAACATTGTTATTACAGGAGGTTCAACAGGCTTTGGAAAGGCTATGGGTCATGAGTTCTGTAAGAGAAATCATAATATCCTCATTGCTGGTCGCAACAGACAAACCCTTCTTGAGACAAAGCAACACATCCAACATACAACACACGGATACTGTTTCATCAAGCAATGTGATGTTACCAACACAGAAGATTTGGCCAGTTTTGGTAACTATGCACAAGACTTGTTTCAGGGTAAAATTGACCACTGGATTAACAATGCTGGTGTGTGTGAAGGTCCAAAGAGCTTCCACAACATCTCGTTGGACGAGATAGAGCAAGTAGTCAATACGAATCTCTTGGCAGTGATGGTTGGTACAAAGATGGCTCAAAACATCAGAGCAAAGAACATATATGCAATTAGTGGTCACGGCAGTAGCTTCACAAAGACACCAGATTTTGCCATCTATGGAGCGAGTAAAGCGGCTATCAGTCAATTCTATGCTACTATCATCAATGAACAAGAACAAGAACAAGAACAAGAACTACACTCATCCTTCCATATCATTGCTCCTGGCATTATGAAGACAAACCTCACAGAAAAGCTGCTAAATGACGATAAGCTGCACAAATTCACAAAAATAATAATAAAACAAATTGCATTGGCTCCTGAGGATGTTGCTGCAAAAGTAGTCCCGAAGATACTAGCAATTACAGGAAATGGTCAAACTATTCGCCCAATCTTTTGAACATTCTAATCTAGAACTTCACCATTACTCTCTTGGCAGCCTCCATCTTTGGCAGATCTACCACCTTAGCCTTCTTGAGTTCTTCAATCTTGCTACAATTGTGACACTCAGGCATTCTGTGAGTAACACAGAACGACTTGTCACAACATCGACAAGTGAATACTGATAGACCACACTTGGCGTTGCAGAGATTACAACGAGGCATCTTGGCTTTCTGCTTTCTTATGTTCCTATTATAGTATATATATAGATATGGAATTGTCTAGATATGCAATTGCTGCTTCAATTTTTCTTTTAGTACTCTGGATGATTACTAGAAAGCATAGTAATCAACACCAATCAGTGTCACACCTTAAGTCTCATTCCTCAAGGTGCTCTACCACTGCATGTCCTTTCAGAGGTCAAAAGAGCAAGTGTTACTCTTGTGAAAAACAAGCCTATAGAATGTCTAATGGTAATGAATGTGCTGTTTTCAATGAACATCCTATGAAATATTATGAAAACACACAAATATATCCCGCAATGGGATATGCCAAGATGGGACCAGTCTCGTAAGTGTGTGATCATCAAAAAATAAATCGCATTTATTTGAAAAATGGAATGTCCCTTCGCGAACCCTCTCATCACATCTCAACAAGCAAGAAAAGCAGTCGAAGCAGTCGAAGCAGTCAAAGCAATCCTACAACATAAACCAGTTCTCAAGCTCTCAAAGCTCTCAAAGCTCTCAAAGCTCTCAAAGCTCTAACAGGTAAAAATGGTGTATCAGTGTGGTGCAATGACCAGTAAGGGTAAGCCCTGCCGTATGAAGGTTGCCAATGAGGGTGATAGGTGTCCTCATCATTCAGTTGAGGAGGTGGTTGAGGAAGAACACCGTCATTCCGACGATGGTAACAACTCAGCACACTCTGCATCCCGCTCAAGGCACACTGAGAATATTTCAGATGTCTCCGATGCGCCAAGTGAGGTTCTGAGTGGTCTTATTGACAAGATTACCAAGCTTGAGGCAGAACTCCAAAAGGCCAAGGCTGCTCCAAGGCCATCAGTGGCTCCCAGGGCACAGGCTGCAAAGGCTTCAAGCTCCAAGGCTGTTCCGGTTGGTCCTAAGAAGCGGAATATGACACCCGCAGGAGCCAACCGCAGTGCTCGGTGGATATTCTATAATGAGCACAAGACGGATGCAGACATTCTCGCGTCAGTCCGCGGAGGCCTGATTAAGGGCAATATGTTGGTGAAGAAGGCCACTGTCATTAGCGGGGTGGTCGTCGAGAAGGAAATCATCCCATACACACTTGTCAAGGTAGCAACAGATATGAAGTTTGACAAGTTGACAGCTGAGGAGCAGGAGGCATATATCCTGGAGGCATATGAGCGCAATGAGGCCAAGTATGTCGAGTAAGACCTAGCCTAGCAAGTCATTGTGGGTAGCTTGGGGATGTATATACAAGAACTTTTATTATTTATGTTAAAAAAACCACGATTTTTGCTCTAACCAAGGGATTTGCTAATTAGATTGTTCATGTCATCTCTCAAATCCATGATTGTAATGATGCTTGCATTGATATCATCCACAATTTTTCTTACATCTCCATTAGTACCCACATCCCCTCCATCATTATTACTAACACTGACATTGACATCAACGTCAATAGTTGTCAGTAGATACCTATAATGAACCAGTAGTACCTCCATGATATCCACATTGACCAATTTGACTGCTGCCACATTCTTTGGAGCCATCTTCAATCTATTGTTTAGTTGGTTCCACGCCTTGATTATATGCTCATTTGTAATGTTGATAGATGCCTTGATTTGTTTGTTGTACACCTCAAGGGAACGAAACTTGTGGAAATCTTGATTGATATTCATACACACACATTTAACTACCTGATGTAGAATGCCAAGGATAACGTTCATACACACAGAGCTTACTGTATTTATTGCAGTAGTATTTACCATACTGATATTCACAGGCTTCTTGGCACCCACCATATCCCAACACATATCATTGAAGTTTGCAACAAAACTCTTATCTTTGCACTGTTTGTCTACGTACTTGATAAGAGTCTCACAATTACAATCACAGTCGGCGTCTTTGTATTTGCTTTTTGAAATGGTAGTAACAAACAAACAACACAAGACCCAATGGTCTATGTACATATCTGTCTGGATTCTCACTCTTTGTATGGCACCATCAATATGTGGATAGGTCCTTGCTACAAAATGCTTGACTAACCGAGGCACATCTTCGTTACCATCAACATCACCGTTGGATTTAGGGTTATAATATAATGCATAGCCGTGTTTGATATTCACATATAGAACACTTGGTGTGTCAAAACACATCACAATAAATGGTAGATGAGTTTGTTTCACATCTATCATCATTATGTTCCTTGTGATGAGCCAAGCATTACTACTAAGATTGTGCATCACGGTTGTGATATTATCTCTTTCCCTCTGTATACTATCTTGATCAAGACATTGCAATGCAAACTTGACTGCATCAAGGGCATCCTCAAAAGTCTTCATTGTATTTTGCCTTTGTCGTCGACAACAATGATACAAGTGAAAATATCAAATTTTCACACAAAAGTAAAAATAAACAGTCAAACAGGGACATACCTAGTACTCCCAAGTCATCCATGTCTTGTCAATGCATTTGAAGTTGTAGCACTCAAATCGACGGCCAAGGTTCTTGATTGACTTATTGAAGTACTTTCTAATCTGACGAACCTCCTCAACTTTGTTGGCAAGATCCTCACTTGTGGTGATGGCAGCCAAGTCCCTAAAGTTATCAATCATTACTGCAAGCATCATATCTAAGATAAGACGTCTCTCCATATTGATCTCTTTCTTCCTCTCCAGATTGAACAGTTTTGTCTTCCATTGTTTCTCTGTAAGCACATCTGCCATATAGTCAATAGCAATTGTATTCAGGGTCTCATCACGCCCTTCTCGAACGGGATACTTTGGGACTTCCTTGTTCTGAAGAAACACAGTCATTTTGTATGCTGAACTCAAGTATGTCAGTTTGAAAACATCACATTGTAGTGTCTTCAAGTTGTTTTTGATTTCAAGCCAAGATGGTAAACCTCCGCAAGGCACATCTCCAATCTCGCGGGGCATTTGTTGCCTATTCCGACGCAGCCACTCAAAGTAATGAGGATTGTGGATGCGACCACGGTCAATCATCCCAGTGTTCCAACTGAACGCTGTATGGCATTGCACACAGAACATCTGATCACAGCCCTCTGTTTTATAGACACGTGTCCTACAAGTTGGGCACGGCTTTGTCTCATTCTCAATGGCTTTCACGCTCTCCACGTTTTCAGGCTTGCACTTGTGTGCTTCTCCCTCACCCTCGACCTCCACCAACTCCTCGTGGCAGTCCTTGCAGATTTTCAAGTTGCATAGCCCACAAACGTATTCATCATTCAAGAACCCCTTGCAATCATCACGGATGCAGTGCATTGTTGCATTTGCCTTGATGGCTCCTTTGGAGTAGTACACATTGTGGAACTTATTGCGGGCTTCATTTAGCTCTTGACACTGTGAAGCTTGGAGGTCTATCTTATCTTGAAGCTCCTTTTCAAGTTTATAGTATGATGTGAGCACCTGATGGCTCTTCTGCATAAACTCTACTCCCAATTCTGTGTTTACAAGCTCAACTTTCTCAGTACTTGCTCTTATAGTGTCCTCAATCTTCTGCTTGCTGCGGTGCAAATCATACATTTCCTTCTGCAGCCCATGCTTAATACTGCGTTGCTTACTTATTTCTTTGTCTAGGCGTTTCATTTCCTTGAGAGCCTGAGCACGATGCATCAGGTCCGGCATAAACTCTTTTTCTCTAGATACCAAAACCTCAAGGCGAACATTCTTCAACAGGGTCTTCCTGTATCTGTATCCAACATTGGCATCCATAAACTCGTTGGTGTAGAGTTCCCGACAATTCATACAATTGGGTTCCTGAACAGTATCAGCCAAGAAGCGCTTCACACACTTCATACATATCTCAGTTTGACAGTTCTCACAAGTGATTCTCTTCCTTGCAGCATTGTTGAAGTTCTCAAGACAAATGGTGCACTGAGTTGCAACAATAGGTGCAACCGCTACTGCTTCAACTGCCATCTCTTAGTATGCTATCACTTCTGACGTCCTGGTTGTATGTATTCAACGATTTTTGCTTGAAAGGTATTGCTCTGTTTGTCGTCAATATCAATTTTTATTGACCAATTCCCAAATGACTTATTACTGATTTAAGCTCCACGCGTTGATATCCTATCAAACATAAATATAATCCTTTAAATGCCTCTGTCAAAAACCATCATCCTATCAAAGAAACAAATTGAAGAGGTTGATCTATCATCCTTATTTCCTTATCTTGCTTGGAATGGTCAGTTCCTTCAGTATTTCAAAGAAGGACCTGGTCAAGAACCCTACAAGCTTCTTGCTTACATTAGCAAGCACTCTAGAGGAGTTGTCTCTGATGTTGGTACACAGAATGGCTCAAGTGCTCTTGCACTCTCGCTTAATCCAGAGGTTCAAGTAGAGACCTACGACAAGTTCAAGCTTATTCCTGACTCTAACAGCGGAACCATCACAATCAATGACCGTCCCAACATCAAGTATCGTATCCTCAGTGGTCAAAGTGTTATCAACAGAATCGCCAACAGCTCCGTTGCCTATCTTGACATCAACACGGCAGATGGTCAGGAAGAAATTAAGTTCATCACAAAGCTACAAGAGCTTGGCTTCAAAGGTCTCATGATCCTTGATGATATCCATCTCAATGACACAATGAAAAATGTTTGGACCAATGTCCCAAACAAGCTGAAAAAAGTAGATGTTACTGAACTAGGTCATTGGTCAGGTACAGGTATCATTGTTTATGATCCAAGTTTCCTAGATGTTTCGATTGTTTAGAAAGTCATATAATTCATTATTCATTTCTTCAAACTGTCTCATCTTGATGCGGTAACATATAGGACTTGTTGGTGTCTCGAAATGATATCTCCATACCTTTTGTATTCTACTAGCCATATGCCAGTGATATCTGTCAAAGCTATACTGAAACAATAGTTGATCCAAACATAAACGTGCACTATTTAGCATATATGTCCTATGGAGATCGTGTTGCACCATAGTTGATGGAAACAATTTGATGGCCACCTTCAACTGTGAGATGGCATCACGTATGTCAATGATACCACATGGCTTGCACATTTTCATTTCAGATGAGTAAATCAAGCTGAGATAAGGACTATCTACCTCTGTATGACTGTCCTTCAGCCAACATACAAACTCATAGCAGCATCCATAGTTATGCTTCACACCAAGAGGTATAAAGTACCTCTTCACAGCCTCTTTGGGAGCTTCTGGAAACTCCTCATTTGCCGTGTAGACTTGAAGGCTCATTGCCATCAACTCAAACTAAATAAAGTCCAAGTAACAGTCTTATATAACATTTAACAGTAATTGCCGTAGTCCTAGCATCACACTTATAGTGTTATAAGGAAGTAATGGATCACAGCAACAACTCCTTGGCATTGGCACAATCTCTTGAAGAAAACCTCCAAACTTTCCTTGGGTACCCATGCAACACAGCATATGACTATTCTGAGATTTTGCCATACTTCAAATACAATATCAATAATGTAGGATGCCCTTTCACAGAAGGCACATACAAGGTTAATACCAAGCATGTAGAGCAAGAAGTCCTTGCATTCTTTGCCAACCTATGGGGTATCAACCCTGAAAACATATGGGGCTATGTTACATCTGCAGGGACTGAAGGTAACATGCAAGGGCTCTATGTTGGAAGAGAAGCACTTAGAGTCAATGAAGACTGTGAAGAATGTGTGTTTTACACCAGCAAGGAATCACATTATTCATTATTCAAAATCGCCAGAATACTACAACTTGATCTTTGTGTTATCAACACCCAACCAAATGGTGAAATGGACTATATGGACTTTGAGCAGAAACTTTGCAGCAACCTCACAAAGTCGGCACTCATCAATGCCAACCTGGGAACAACTATGAAAGGTGCCATTGACAATACAGCAGTGATCCATAGCATTCTTTCAAAACATAAGAAACAAAGCAGAGACTTCTATATTCACGCTGATGGTGCCCTAATGGGATTCCTCATACCATTTATTGAGAATGACCTCATTTTCAAACAATATATCAATAGTATCTCCATATCTGGACACAAGTTCTTGGGCATCAAGTTCCCTTGTGGTGTTTTCTTGATGGAAAACAAGTTTCTAAGCCTTATCAAACAAGACATTGAATACATTGGTTCGAGTGACTGTACTATTAGTGGCTCAAGAAACGGTCACACTCCCTTGTTTTTCAAGCACATCATCACAAATAAAGGTGTCAAAGGCTTCAAGGAAGACATTGACAGATGCATTGCTCTAGCGGAATACTTGGTACAACGCATTCCATCAGCTTGGAAAAATCCATCGTCTATAACAGTGGTCTTCCCAAGACCAAGCGACCAGTTGATTTGTAAATGGCAACTCGCAACACAAGGCGATATATCACACGTGGTAGTGATGCCACATGTAACAAAAGAAAAACTAGATGCCTTCATCAGTGATTATATCTCTCACTAACATTAACCTATCCTTGTTATTTTTTTATACATTCATAATAATAACTGCTGAATATGTTGAAATCTGTCAAGAGCGTTGTCAAAAGCCATATGTTTATGGTCTCTGTTGCCATCCTGGTGACAAGCGTACTGTCATTAATCCTTACAACTCAACGTGAGACCTTCTTTGCCGGTGAAGCCGCTGCTACCAGTGTTATTGGACCTGAATACGACTTCAACAAGAGACTTGAAGCGTTGACTAGCAAAGGACAGGCCAATGCCCGTGACACCCTTCTTGATGCATTGGCACGCGAACATATCCCTATGATTATGTGTGCTTTCTATGATATTGTCACTGGTCCTCGTAGGGCCCAACAACCTTCAAACATGAGCGAAGGTGCTTGGATCCAAAAGATTTGGGCAGACTTGATGACTGATATGGGTATTGCACCTGAGGTTTATGTCTCAATCCTTCAGCTGCGATACAGTTGGTTCACAGAGACCAAGGACAGTTTTGATACCTTCCAAACAAAGCTTGAACCCAACTTTGTGAAAGCTACACTTGAAAATTACATCAAGAAAACAGGCAACTTTGCACCAACATCCGTTGATGCATACAACAAAGCAATGAACTGCAAACTGTACCGTCAATTTAACAAAGCAGCCAACCTAACTTACTATATGGCACAAAGGCAACCATCTCAAGCAACACCTGCCTCTCCATCAGTACCCTCAACATCATCACAAACTGCACCTGCAATACCAGCTACACCTACATCACATACAACACCTACAACACAAGCAGTACCCACAACATCATCACCAACTATAACATCATCAACTACATCATCAACTGTATCCCCACTTCCAATCAAATGGAATATCCCTCCCAACTTCCTCTCTCTTTGCCTTGAAAATAGGCTCTTTTGCACAATGTTTGTCCTTGTAATCATCATTGCATTTATTGCCATTGCCGCTTTCGTCATTTCATTCATCGCACCTATCCTTACATTGGACTTCTGGCTTGGTAAGCAATCATCCCCTACATATACATAATTGATGGTTCAGCACTCAAAAATTGTCCACCAAAATCGCCAATATGTCTAAAATTGGATTGCTGTGTTGATAAAAAAAGCAATACAGGAAACACAGCAACTCAATTACAAATTACACAATGAAGGTTACTCTGTACACCGTTGTGACAAAGAAGGACTTGGATCATCTCAAGACAAGTGGTTTCTTGCCAATCAGCAAAACAGAAGATGTTGCTGAAGCGTTGATGGAGTCCTGGATGGAACGACAAGTCCGGAAAAGGCTCCCAATCAACCAATATATGGATGGTTACCATTGGTGCGTTACCAAACTTGACCATATCACCATAAACAAAGATGAGACTATCGTGGAGTTCACAGTAGACACCACTTCAATCTTGCTCTTTGATGATCAAGACTACATCCAAGTTGCAAACAATGTCATGAACAACGATGTACACACGTACCTCGCACATTCGGAAAAAGAAGCTGATGATAACTCTTCAGCTAGTTGTGAAGAGATCTTGAAAAGTTGGGAAAAGATGTTTGACATCCGCCTCCAGAGAAGGGACCCTGCATACTGCGGAAGCATTCAGCTAAGAGCGGTGGTTCCATATATCCATCATTCAATGGTCACACGGACACTTACCTCCTTCTAGGTATATCAACTTCCATGTCATCATTGTTGCTCATACTTGCTTTCACAAGCTCATTTCTTATTTCTCCTACTATGACACTAATTTCATTGTCATTCATTTGAAGACCTCTCATATTCATTCTCTCAGTCAATATCCTTGGAAGAATATCCAGTTCATTAAGGCTGGTACCAAAATACTCATCGATACCCGTCGCAACAGTGGTTCGTGATGGTCGCTGTTTTGTATCAAATGATAACGTATAGGATTGTGATGCTTTGATATTGAAATATGTATGGTTCATATGCCACTCTTCAGGCAATCCGCTCCTAGTGTCTGCAATAGTAGCAAAGCATTCAATAGGACCCAATGGAGGCATCTGTGTGTTATTCAACAGTCTAGCTTCTTGTACACGCATATCACCATTCCTCGGTAAATATGCAAGGGTCATATGTGGTGTCCAGTTGAGTTTTCTTCCAGTCATCTGGATGATATCAACATTCCACCCATAGTATATCATTGGATCATTGTTATTGTATAATGATGGAAACTTGACTACTGGTGTCTGATTAAACTTGAATACTATCTTCTTGCATGCATTGTGATATATATGAAAAGCATCTCTTAGAGATAGATTTGTATCAAGAGTAATGTGTGGAATATGGCATATATTATACCTCTCCTGCAACTCCTTGTAGTTCTTGGGTACAAACCACACAGAGTATCCATACCCTTTATTATAATCTATATCCATCAACATTACAGATGATGATGATGTATTACACATATGAGAGATTGAAATGATTGCTGAACAAACCAATCATTTCTGATTACTGTTGCTTGTTACGCTCTCCATACTTTTCCTGTGTTGTTCCTCCATACTATTTATTGTGCTACTAGTCTCAGAATCACCACACATCATCTTTGCTGTATGATACCTGATAATGGTAAGTAGTACAGATATAACACACATGAACAAACCAGCCATAAACACACCAAGAATGTCCTTGGTTCGTACAATGAAAGGTCCATCTGGAGAGTTGCAACTAGCATCTCCTGTAGCAATATACTTCTGATTATACACATTGTAAGCATCTGATGTTAATTCATCTATAACAGCCTTTGCAAACCGATCTACAATGCTCGTATTCATAGCCTTCCTGAAATAGACAGGTTGGTATGTCAAAAATATATCTTGAACTAATGTGGTCATTTTACAATTCTGTGCTTGAAAATGTCTTGCAACTACAGCATCCAACAACACTCCTTGGACCTTGTTGCTGTTCAAGTCCCTCACCATCAAGTCCATGTCACTGTTTGTCTCCCAATTGTAAGGAACAATGTTTTGAATATTAATCTGACCCCTTGTAAGAGAAACATACCTCAGAGGAACTCCAAGCTTCAGATTTGATGCCCTTACCTCTGAAAGACTCTTTATGTTCATTACTTTCTTTGGAATTGCTAGTGAAGCAGTTGTTATAGCTGTATAGTATGCAATAACAACTGTGCTGATGAAACCATAACCTATTGTGTGCAACTTAGGGATAATGTTTGCGTGATAATGGTCATCACTCAACTGAATGCTACCATTCGCAAGTAAAGCAATGTTGTTTAGGCAGCAATTTATGAAGTACCTTACCTTTTCAGGCAATATGCTTCTGACACGATACCTCTCAGTCAGTGCATTGTACAAAGATGTATAGTATGCAATAATGACTGTTGTGCAAGCTGCAAAGATTGCGAATGACAAGACTGTTATATGTAAGTCCCAAGAGAAACCCTGTAAGAATCCCAAGAACCTAAACGTATATCTGTTTTCTTCCATTGTAAGTATGTTTAGTCCGGACCAAATCAATGGAGGCGATATACTATACCTATCATACAACCACGGTGTTACCTCTTGTGCCCCTATGTAGATATCACAAGAACTTATTGGGTCACCTATTGTACTGTTGTAGCCTGCTCTCATATCGTGTAAGAAAGGTGTGTAACCTATGCACTTGAGTATGTAGTGCAACCCTATTTTCCTAGCAACAGCTTCAAATATATCAACGTGAAAGCCATATATATCCGTCTGCTTTTGCAAATTGTTATCTAGGCAATGCACCAGTGGCTTATAGGGAAATGTACAAACCCTGTACACTATGTCATAACCATTTCCCATATGCACCTAACCACATATATACATTAACGAGAGAAACCTTATTTAAGTCGACAATATTACCAACTATTCAATGAGTTCATTAGGTAACTGGCTCCTTGTCCTTTTCACCCTTTATGCGCATGCAAGAGGCAAACAAACAGACCGCTTATGGTGCCTTAAGGCAACACAACCTGACAATCTTGTCACGTTGGCTTCACAATATCAAACGCAATCAGCTTCCCAAGCATTCGAACCCAATATACCTTTCAACATCAATACCTCTTCACCATTCACAGAGGTGATAACCTATCACCAGTCTCATTGCAACATTCTATGTAGCACAACACTCTCTTGTGACATGTTCACATACTACTACAATTACACTTGTCAACTTTACAGTTACAATGCTATCAACATCGGCAAGACTATCATGATAACTAATGCTGATACATGGGGTACATGTTTAATGTCAAATATCTCTACTGTACCATCCCTTATCGGTCAACAAGTAGCAAACAAACTTGGTATTGACACATCATCTGCCACATACTGTGCAATGCACTACAATACATTGGGAGATAACATCCAACATGTCCCACCAGAACCGCCTTTCTCCCCTTCAAATATAACAATGTGTTGGCAAGCCTGTCTGGCAATACCTTCTTGTACTCACACCGTATATCAACCAAAATACAAGGAGATGAATGTATCTGCTTGTTGGCTAAAAACAAACTTCAGTCAAGGCATATATGGTATGAATGATGTTGATGAAATGACATTGGCTTCGTGCCTCAGGAATAAAGCTGATTTCAATGCCTTGGGTCTTGATGCTGCCTATGAGTTTATGTATATACCACCCTCCAAGACCAAGAAGTCACAAGGAACCATACTTGTAAAGTCTCTCCAATGCATATTACTGACTGTGCTTACAGCTTTCATGTTGCTGTCTAAATGGTCAGAGTGGATGGAACAAATTGCGTATTAAGTGCAATAGGTTTTTCGAGCTCGCTTGCTGCCCAAGAGCAAATGCGTTCTTTCACACTATCCCAAACAGCTCCTGCAACTGTCTTGCACAGAACATTGTTGCAGTAGTCATCCAGACCAACATTGCCATCAATAAACATATTCACTCCTGGCTTGGTAGTGGAGAACACATAGAAACCAATGCACCAAGATGAAGGGGATACCTTAGGATACAGCTCAAAGCGGATGATTTGAGCCTTGAAGTTGTCTGTGAAGTCCTGTAGGCTAATAGCATCAGTTGTTGATTCAATAGTGTAAAAGGTGAATTGTGGCTTGGGAAACATTACTTCAGCCCAAGCAGTAACAGTGGTCTTGAGATTATCCCAAGCAGCAGTAGTTACATCACTCTGGGTAAAACCTTCGCTAAGAGTTGTGGTATCTACCTCGGTGATGAACACACCGACACGGTTGTTTGTACTACATTTCACTTCGTAGGATACCTTCAAAGTTGTAGGTACATCTACCAGTTCCTTGTACTCTACAACCCTTACAACAAAGTTGTTGTTGAAGAGTTCAAGTGTCATCTCAACTGGATCTGGCGAAGATGGAGGAACAACTGGCGCATTTGAATCTCCAGTTCCAGTACCATTCGAGTCACCTGGCAGAGGGTTATTGGAGTCACCTGGCAGAGGGTTATTGGAGTCACCGGGCAGAGGGTTGTTAGAGTCACCTGGCAGAGGGTTATTGGAGTCACCTGGCAGAGGGTTATTGGAGTCACCGGGCAGAGGGTTGTTAGAGTCACCGGGCAGAGGGTTGTTAGAGTCACCTGGCAGAGGGTTATTGGAGTCACCGGGCAGAGGGTTATTGGAGTCACCTGGCAGAGGGTTGTTGGAGTCACCGGGCAGAGGGTTGTTAGAGTCAGACATGTGTGTTTCTTTGATAATACAAAACATTTTTCTTAATTGCTTAAGTGATTTGTCTCAATACAAGATTACATAAGCACATACACGGCAACATAAACAAAAATATTAGTGAAATGGGTGTCATACCTTTTTACTGTATTATGTACCTTGTGCATTCCTTTACACAGTTTGTAACAACAGATGATGTTTTATCCACATATACCTTGAGTATTCTTGTAAACACTACATATCTTGTCTCACTTGCAGCTTCAAAGTTTAATCCCTCTCAGTATGTAGCAGACACAATGATGCAACTCCTGCTAGCCTACTATGCCTTTGACACACAGAAACTCCTCAATGGTAAGGAACCTCTTTCAGAAAAGCTTGCATTCATCCCTCATCATCTAGTCTCAATAGCACTAATAATGGGACAAGTGCTAAATTTCTACCCCTTAGCCCTTGGAACATGTTTCCTGACATTCTTTGAACTCTCCAACTTCTTTCTACAGTTCTTTCAATTGGCTAACAAGAAAAAGTGGCTCACTCTCAGGCGTCTTTCCTCGTATCCTTTTGTCCTTACTTACATTCCATTCCGTGGTATAATCATCCCTATCTACTCATTCAAATTCATCCCTCATATTGCAAAGCTTCATAGGGACTTGGCTCTGTTGTATCTGTGCCTCTTTGCATTCATTGACCTTTTCTCAATCTACTTTGCTGGTGTCGTCTTCAAGAAGTTCATCCTGCATCTGAAGACCAAGGCTCAATAAACAATACCTTTATTTTTGTCTGACTATCAATTAAGCACCGTAAAGCAAAGCATTGATTGATGTCTCTATCTCAACACAACACCCCAACACTGAATGAAGCCCTTGCAAGCTTCACTTCTTACTGTCACAACGACTTGACAGACTTTCTAAAAAAGACCAATAAGCAGAGCAAGTTCCGTTGTATGGTTATGGGTGGCTATGGTCTCAAGACCCTTCTTGAAACCAAGTACAATATGCCTGACAAGGTCAAAACCAAAGACCTCGACATCACAGTATCCTCTTACAGATCCAAGCTCAATGATGAACAACTACTAGACTATTGGCTGTCCAAGTTGGTTGCTTTCATCAGACAACAACCAAATCCAAAGGACTACAAGGTGAGCGTCATTCAAGGAAACATGTATGTACCCATTTTGGATTACACAAGAAGCGCCATTATTATGGTATCATACAAATATCAAGAGTTTGCTGATATCGCTATTACAGATGCAAAGGTAAGGATGGTGAGTATGGACAAAGAGACTAGTCTCAAGGTGGGGCTTCCTGTGAAGAAACTTAATGAATATCTTCTTGAGCTTCTTACCATCATCTACCGTGCCAATGTTCAAGATGTTGCTCCTGAATTGTATGAAAAACGCAATCCTGTCACAGGTTACCAAGGCAACAAAGGTCTTAATGACATTGAAAGGGCCAAACTCATTTGCAATATGCCTCGACTGAAAAAATACAACACGTATTGTGATGTCATCAAAAGCGTCTCTCTTAACAAGCTCTTTCATACAACACCCAAGGAGAGGGACACGTTCTTCGGTGCACTTAGTAGCCTGGTCACGATGAAACGCAAGGTTGTCAAAAGTGCCTTGACATCTGACAAGAAAAGCAAACTAACCATTATCATTTAAGGTTTTGAGTATATTTGCATTAATCATTTGTAATGCCGGTGTCTGTGGTTATCTCTTATTGTAGTAAGGAAAAGTACTTTCTCCAAACAATCCTTACAGAATGTAGCAAGTTCTCTGATGATATTGTAGTAGCCTTTGGCACCAACCTATACAATGGTGCCCCGGAAGACATTAGTGAGATTAAAAAAGTTGCACCACAGTTTGGTAATGTCCGCTTTGTCCAATACATGGTGTCGCCTAACAACTTTGATGGAATGGGCGTAAGACAGCGTCCACAAGCCTACTGGCACAATCTTGCTCGATGGACTGGTATTACGCATCTCAAGAGGCACGATTGGGTCCTACTGCTTGACTGTGATGAGATTCCAGAGGGTGATAAGTTCAGAGCTTGGTGGCAACAGGTTGAGGGAACTCCCATCCTAAACTCAAACACAACTTTCAAGATTGCCAACTATTGGTACTTCAAAGACCCAACCAACCGTGCACAGACCTTGGAAGACTCTGTGCTCCTCATTCACTCCAAGTATCTCTCTAAGTTTAATGTCTTTGGAGACTATGAACGCGACTATCTCATCCAACAATCAGGCACACGTCTAGTGAGGCAAACAAAAGGTACCAAGGGAGAGGTGATGTTCCACCACTACTCTTGGGTGCGCTCTCGTCAAGGTCTTGAACATAAGATCAAGAACTGGGGACACGCCAATGAATACAACGACCCTGATAAGGTCATTGAGACCATCTTCCAAGATGATAATGTTAATGATGTCATTCACAAATACACGTATGACAAAGTGCCCAATCTATTCAACATTACTCTTGATGATTGATAAATCAAACTGAAATTTACTCTATCTGTTGTTGTTTTTATAGGAAATTTGAAAGATGTTGCTATATCTTTCTCTTTACAACAGTCAAACACAAGCAATATGGCCTCATACGCTGTGGTGTCCTGCAAGGAGAAGTCTCACTTCAACATCCTTGTGGATTCATCCACAAAGGGTCGTGTCTTCACACCCACATCCCTCCTCTATAGGAGCTTGCATCATAACTATGATGTGGTTGAGACTATCAATCAGAAGCTGATGAAGATGCAAAGTCAAGACACAATCAAGGCCATCCAGCAGAAGGGGCGTGAGGAGAACAAGAACCTCAAGAAGGTTGCCTTCAAGGTCTTTGATGAGCTTGGATGGGACCAAGACAAGTTTGATACCGGGTTTGACTTCATCAGCGAGTCATCCTATGAGAGGATTCATGATGACCTCAAGTTCCAGCACATGGACGTCATTGAAGAGGCCTTCTACACTATGGGCTGCCGCGTGAGCTTCTATCAGTTCCTCAGGAACTACACAGAGGGAAGCATCAAGGCTAAGAAGCATATGGCTGAGCTTCTCAAAGATATGTTGCTTGGCCTCAAAATCCATGAGCAACTGAATGCCTTCCTCAAGGGTGACAATGATGCAGAGATGTAAAGTATTTTTATTGATAGGAAAGCGTTTTTTATTTAAGGTTTCATGTATGGTCTATTAGTAATGGAAGAGTTTAACAAGCAAACACAACAGGAGGATGAATCCCTCCTCGCTCTTGACTTCAGCACCCCAAAGAAAAAGAAACGTAACAAGAACAGACAGCCACAGGACTTTGGCTCAAATGATGAAGAGCAACCCTTGTCTATTGGGCTCTGTAACACCTCTGAAGGAGAATATACATATGACTTTTTGATCCAACGAGCCTTCAGCTATTTGAGCAAGAACAATCCAGAGCTAACACAAAGACCCAGCAAGACTAGCCTCCAACCTCCTCAAATTGTTCGTGAAGGAACACGCAAGACGGTAGTCACTAACTTTGCCAGTCTTTGTAAGGAACTGAACAGGGACACTGACCATCTGATGTCTTACATGTTGAGTGAGCTTAGCATTGATGGTAGTATTGATGGTACAAACCGTCTCATCCTTCGTGGCAAATTCTCACCAAGTTCCATTGAAAGCGTGGCAAGACGTTACATCTATGAGTATGTTATGTGCCGTGGATGCAAATGCCTTGAGACACTCATTGAGAAAGACAAGGCTACTCGATTGACCTTCTTGAAGTGCAACCTTTGTCAATCATCTGTCACTATCAAGCCTATTGTGACAGGCTTCAGAGCAAAGATTTAAAAATTTGATCATTTTTGTATGTTTGTTGTAAGTTCAGATAACATATCACAACACAATGTTTATCAATAAGCTTCAAAGCTTCAATGGACAGTACGTGGCTACAAAGCCAACCTTCAAGGTCAAGCTTTGTAAGGACTGCAAGCATTACAGTAAGAATGGACAACTATGTAAGTTGTTTCAAGCAGTTGATGTTGTGACAGGCCAAGAACAGCCATTGAAGGCTGAACATACTCGACACCAACATCATCTGTGTGGTATTGGAGCAACACACTTTGAAGCAAAACACAGTGAAGAGTAGTTAGACATATAGTACTTTTGAAATTCATTTTCTTATGATGTTAATCGCCCCCAATTACCTTTAACAATCTTGCAAAAATCAACCATGGTCGTACACAAGTTTCTAGTAGCTCCTACTAGAATTGGTTATTATTCTATTCTATTACAAGGGGGGGGTCCCCCCCCCCCTCTCAAAGTCTTCTTTATATTCATC